ATATAGATGACTATAGTCCTATTCTTATACAGTATGGTGAAGGTTCTGAAGCACAAGTGTATTTACACGAAATATTAGTTAAAACTAAAAATGAAAAAGATGGAAGATAAACATATGCAGTTATACCAAGAGTTAATTGATGAAGTAATAGCTGAAATACATCTTGGTTTACAAGAAAGAGATTTAGAAGCTATAGAAGAGCTTCTTAGATTTTGTCCTACAGAAAATTTAATAGGATACTTACCAGAAAGATTACATCTTAACTTTAAACCTTTATTAAATGAATAATGAAAAAGTAGAAAAGCATAAAGAGCTTTTGTTACAAATGTTTAAACTAAATAATGACTTAATTGATATACAAGAAGAGAAGTTTAAAATTCTTACAGATTTTTTAGAATATGAAGAAGCCCTTACAAAAGACAAGGATACAGCATCCAGAATTAAAACACTATTAACAACTATAGGTATATGGCAGACTTCCACAACACAGTAATGGGAAAGAAATTCTATCAACATGATGTGCCTGAATTAATTCATCAGCTTACAAGAATAGCTGATGCTTTACAAGCAGGTAAAAAAGATCAAGAAGTGGGTTCAAGTTTTAGTGCAGTAAAAACATATATTCAAAACTTTCCTAATGATGCAGATTTAGGAAAACAAATTAGAGCAATATGGAGTTAGAAACATTGATGACTGAAGAAAATATTAAAAGTTTAGAAAATGATTTTTATTCTAAACCTTTTCAATTTTCTTATAGTAGTTTAAATAAGCTTATGTGGAATCCACAGGCTTTTTATCAAATGTATGTATTAGGAAATAGAGAGGAGAAAACTGAATCTTATCTCGTTAATGGTAAGGTGATTCATTGTCTTCTTTTAGAACCAGCAAAGTTTGATGAGCAATTTATTGTAAGTCCTACAACATTACCTACAGGTAATACAAAAACTGTAGTTGATGCTGTATTTAGACATGCTGTAGAACTTCAAAAACAAGGTGATCAAAGAACAGAGTTTGTAGATTTTGCTGACGCTGTATTGGATGTATTAGCTGATATGAATTTACATCAAACACTTAAGACAGATCAACAGCGTATAGATAAAATATACACTAGTGACGCAATAAGTTATTGGGATTTTCTCAAATCGAAAGGTGCAAAAACACTTATTGATTATGATACACACCAGTTTTGCAAAACTGCAGTTGATCTTATTAAAACTGATAACAATATCTGTTCTTTAATTGGATGTAATGTTACAGAATTTGATGGTAAAGATGTTTATAATGAACTACCTTTGTCTGTAAATATAAATCACAGAGCTTTTGGTTTAAAAGGTATTATTGATAATGTAGTAGTTGATCATAATAGTAAAACTATTTTTGTTAATGATATTAAAACTTCAAGTAAAGATTTAAAAGATTTTACAGAATCTGTTGATTTCTATAACTATTGGCTTCAAGCTGCAATTTATTCTAGTTTAATTGGAATTAAATTCTTAAATTTAATTGAAGGAGGATACGAAGTGAAGTTTAACTTTATTGTTATTGATAGAAGTTTTCAAACGTATTCTTTTTATGTTACACCAGATACTATGAATAAATGGATTACAAAACTAGGAGAAACTTTACATAAAGCAGATTGGCATTATACTAATAAGAACTATACACTTCCATATGAATTTGCAATAGGTAAAGTGACTCTATAAATTAGAGAACATGATTAAACGCATATACAGTAAATATTTTCAAAAATCAAAGTCTTTTTTGTATCCTATTCTTGGTATAAAAAAGAATGATAAATTTTCACCTGTAAGTACACATCTTGCAATAGAAGGTATGTATGAACCAGGTGATGTAAAATTTATCTGTGTTTTTGATAATATTGATACAGAAGCATTTAAGTACTTTGAAACAAAAATGTTAATAGAAAACCCTCTGTTTCATGAAAAACTAACAGATGGTAGTCGTAACATATATGTGTTTGATTATGAAATATATGCAAATGACTGGTTTAATTTTATTCTTGGTAAATACTCAAAACTATCAAATGTGGTCAAAAGAGCTATAAAAGCTTATTATGGTGATAAAACTCCAGAATTTCAATATATGGATAGTTATATCAATCCTAATGAGTATTATAGTAAATATGCTGAATTATTGGATGTTAGTATTGATGATTTACGTGCTGGTGTTGAATTGTGCGATCCTTGTGATTTAGAAAGAGAAACTTTAAAATTAAATCGAGAAAGTTTAGACGAATTATCAAAAAACTATTTAAGTTTGTAAAAAATAAAACATATGTTAAATTCAATGCTTCTAATTACAGCAAACTGGAACAATAGAAAAAGTTTCAGAATGATTCCTTTCAGCAATGATTGTATTTATAACGAATGTATATTCGATTTAGATACAAAAGTTCTTGCTGTTATTGGTAAAGAAAAAAAAGAAAGTTTTCACATGCTTCCTAAGCTCAATGAGTTTGGTGATTTGCAAAGAATGAAAATTGGTAAAAGAGAAAATGGGAAAGATTATGCTGAAGAACGCAAATCTTTAGAAACATTTTACGAATATTACATTGAAGATATGAATGAAATTGAAGAATTTATCAAGTTAGTTGCAAGCAACTCAGATACATTTGATTTTAAAACATATCTTAATGCTGAACTTACTACTAGTACAGCTAGTGGTATTTTTGCACCAACTTTATAAATAGATACTATAATATTAAAAGCGCAGCTTTGTCTGCGCTTTTTTTATCTTTAATGGGGAAACAGCTTAACTGAATACTATTTAATATGGCAGAAGAAATAAAAATAGGAAGACATTGGGTTATGGACTATGAAACTATTTGTAATTGTTTCATTGGTGTATTTACTCATTATAAAAAAGATGAAACAAAAGTGTTTGTTGTTTGCGAACAGCAAAATGACTTTCCTGAACTTGTTTCTTTTCTACAAGACTGTGTTAATAAAAATCAATGGCATATATCTTATAACGGTTTAAACTTTGATGCTCAGATATCTCAATATATTCTTGATGTACATACTAAATTAGCTCAACTAGATGGTGAATCTATCGCAAAAGCTATATATAAATTTGCACAAGAAACTATAGAAAAAACAGATAGAAATGAGTTTGCTACATATCCACCATCTAAACTAAAAATTAGACAAATTGATTTATTTAAAATGAATCACTGGGATAATAAAGCAAAGATGTCTAGCTTAAAGTGGATACAATACTCTATGGACTGGAACAATGTAGAAGAGATGCCACATCCACATAACAAAGCTGTGACAGATCTTCACACTTTGGATTCTGTAATTAAGTATTGTATTAATGATGTGAACTCTACTAAGCAAATTCTAGATCATTCTAAAGAACAAATACAATTGCGCCAAACACTCACTAAAGAGTATGGTATTGATTTGTATTCAGCGTCTGAGCCACGCATTTCTAAAGAATTATTTCTTCATTTTCTTAGTAAAAAGCTTAAGTGGAATAAGTCTGAGATTAAAGTATTACGTACAAAACGACAAACTATTTCCTTAAGTGAATGTATTTTGCCTTATGTTAAATTTAGCACGCCTGAATTTAATAGTGTATTAGATTATTTTAGAACAAAGATTATATCTTCTACAAAAGATGGTTTTAAACACACTATTAAATACAAAGGTGTAAAAACAGACTATGGTTTAGGTGGTATCCATGGTGCGATTGATTCTGGAGTATATGAAGCTAAACCAGGATGGACAATAATGACATCTGACGTTACTAGTTTCTATCCTAATCTAGCTATTAAAAATGGATTTCATCCAGCACACTTACCTCAAAGCGAGTTTTGTGAGCTGTATGAGTGGTTCTTTGAAGAGAGAAAGAAAATACCAAAGTCTGATCCTAAAAACTATGTATATAAGATTATTCTTAACTCCACATATGGTTTGACTGGCGATGAAAATAGTTTTCTGTATGACCCAAAGATGACAATGCAGATCACTATAAATGGTCAGTTATTATTAAGCATGTTATATGAAATGTTGTGTGATAATATCCCAGAGGCTAAACCTTTAATGCAAAATACAGATGGTCTTGAGATGATGATTCCTGTAGAGAAAATACCTGTATACATGAAAGTGTGTGAGCAATGGGAAAAACTAACACAACTTAGCCTAGAGCATGATGAATATACCAAAATGATTATTGGTGATGTAAATAATTACATTGCTATACACAAAAATGGTAAAACAAAGTGCAAAGGTAGATTTGAATGGGATGACTTAGAAAAAAAGAAAGTGAGTGTGTTTCACAAGAATAAAAGCTTTCTAATTATTCCCAAGGCGATTTATGCTTATTTTACACAGGGGATTCTTCCTGAAGACTTTCTAGAGCAAAACCAAAATATCTATGATTATTGTGGTGCTGTAAAAGCAAAAGGTGGATGGCATTTTGAAGAAAGAAATATTATAGATGGTAACTTATCAAACAAAAGACTTCAGAAGATTGTTAGATATTATATATCTAATACAGGAGGAAAGCTAGTAAAATGCCATAATGATGGTAGAGAAATACAGGTTGAAGCTGGTCAGTGGCTTCAAACTACTATAAATCAAATGACTGACAAACCTTTTAATCAATATGATATAGATCTTAGTTACTATGTTGAGAGTATCTATAAAGAGATAACTCAAATAGAAAAAGTAAGACCTAAAGCATATTATCAACTTTCACTTTTTTAAAAATTTAAAAATGGCTGCAAATACTCAATTTGTAACAGAAGCAATTGTAAGAAATGCGACTCTACCTAACCATGGTGGGCGCTATAGTGTTATACCTCACGGTTTTGTTATTGATCAAACTCGTAATCAATTATCAAGTCTTGGTATAGGTATAAAAAATGAATTATATAAGATTAATAAAGATGGGCAAATTGCTCAAGGTATTTATCATTTGGATGTACAAAATGATCCAGAAATGGGTATGATGTTTGCTTGGTCTAACAGCTATAATAAAATGATGAAATTTAAGTGTGCTGTTGGTGCTCAAGTGTTTATTTGTATGAATGGTATGGTTGCAGGTGATATGGCTAGCTATGCAAGAAAGCATGTAGGTCAAACTGCTATGAACGATGCTATTCAAAATATCCAAACACAGCTTACTTCAGCTAATACATTTTATACAAGGTTAATAGAAGACAAAAATATGCTTAAAAACATATCTTTGTCTAGAAAAGAGCAGTCATCACTGGTAGGTAGACTCTTCTGTGACGAAGAAATTCTTACACCTACACAAACAAGTATAGTTAAAAAAGAAATCCACAATCCAAGTTTTAACTATAATTGTTCAAATGATTCTGCGTGGGCATTGTATAATCACGTAACTTTGGCATTGAAGGAGTCTCACCCAATTACGTATCTTTCTGACCATCAGAAAGTGCATGATTTCTTTGTAAACGAATTTGGTCAATTGGTTACTCCACAAATTATGGATGAGCAGTTGATTGAGGAAGTTGCAAATGAAATTGAAGCAGACGTTCTTGGTGTAAATTTCTTATAAGAAAAAAACCAACAAAAGAGAGGGGGTGTCAATTTTGGCACCCCTAATTTTTTGTATTATTAAAACCTATTTGTAATTTTATAAAAATAAATTTTATGGCATTAATAGGTATTAATGGATACGCAAATTCAGGCAAAGACGCTGTTGGAATTATAATTCAATATTTAAATTGCACTAATGTAGGTAATTTAACAATTGAAGATGTAATAGAAGACTATGAAGCTCATCAGTGGTGGTTAGAAGAACAATCTGAATGGGAAATTAAAAAGTACGCAGGTAAGCTTAAAGATATAGCTAGTCATTTAACTGGAATACCTATTGAAGATTTTGAAGATCAAGAATTTAAAAAACAAAATCTTGGACCACAATGGACTATTCACGGAATGCCTATGACTGTTAGACAATTTTTACAAAGGCTTGGTACAGATGCATTAAGAGATGGTCTTCATACAAATGTATGGGTAAATGCTTTGTTTGCTGATTATCTTCCTTTAGAAGAAGAAGAGAATGTATTTAACAATCAATCAAAAACTATATTTGATGATGTAATTAAAAAAGTTACCTACCCTAATTGGGTTATTACAGATGTAAGATTTATCAATGAGGCAAAAGCTATTAAAGATAGAGGAGGTATTATTATTAGAATAGATAGACCTGGTGTTACAGCAATAAACAATCATCCATCTGAAACTGATTTAGACAATTGGAAATTTGATTATAAAATTGTAAATAATTCTGATTTAATATCTTTAAAGTTTAATGTAAAAAACATATTAGAGCATGCTACATTATCAAAAAAAGAAAAAGTATTATAAATGGATTACAGATGTAAATGTCCTTTTTGTAAAAAACCAGATTGGATAAGTGTAGAAGATTATATTATTGAACTTTCTAAATTTTTAGGATATCCTAAATGCTGCACTAAACAATATTTAAAAGATAGATTAGAAAAAAAAGAATATTTTAATTGTTTTAGAACAAAAGCTGCTTTACGAATAAACAAGCTTTGTTCTTTTGATGCAGGATTTGTTCCTTGTAATTATCATGCTAGTAAAATTCTTTTTGAAAAGAAAAACTATAAAAGAATTTTTCGAAATAGGATATGCAGCACAGCTTTTCCATATGCTAGTACAGAAGAATTAAAAAGATATCTAAAAAAAATTAAAAAGAACTATGCAAATAATAAAGCAAAAAACTAAAACTCTTACAACAAGAGATAATGGGAGAAGTTCAGATGCAATTTCTCCCAATTTTATCTATGGTTGTTTAGGAGGATGTATGAAATCTTATTGTTATGTAGGTAGATATAATAATGATAAAGTGTATATTAATGAAAACACAAATCATATTCTTCATTCCATGAAGAACTGGATGGAAAAACAACCATGGCCCAAGGTTCCTAATCAAGTAGATGATAAATATTATACTATAGATATAGGTTGTAGTACAGATGTGGCTCTTATGAGTAAACATTATGACTGGCAAAAAGTATTTGATTTTTTTAATTTCTTTCCTAAAGTTAAAAGCACTTTTGCCACTAAGTATCCATCAATGTTTGATCCTACTAAATATAACCTAGACCCTTGGAAACATAGAATTAGAGTGAGTTTAATGCCTCAGAAGTATAGTAATGTACTAGAACCTAACACTGATCTTATATCTGATCGCATACAATCTATACCAAGACTGGAGAAATATATGGAAGTGCATATAAATTTCAGTCCTATTATCTTCCATGATGGGTGGTTATATGAATATGACGAATTGTTTAGAGAAATAGCATATTCAGGTATTGATGTAAAGTGTGAGTGTATTTTTCTTACGTATAACGATATACAACGTGAAAGAAATGAACCTATTGTAAATCATTTATGTTGGAAGCCAGAAATACAAGAAAAGAAAGATTCACAATATGCGCCAGATAATATTAGATATAAATGGAATCTTAAAAGAGATATGATTGCAGAGTTTACAGGTTTATATTCTAGATACTTTGATCCAGCAAACATTAGATATATATTTTAATTATGAAACAAAAACCATTAACAAGAGATTTTCTATTAAGCAGAGGATTCTGTTGTAATAATGGTTGTAGAAATTGTCCTTATATGATAGCAAGTAAAACAGATACAGAGATTACAGAAGGTGAAGAAACATTCTGTATGTTTAAATTAGGAATGGAAGGTTCCTATATGACATCTTTAATAAATACAATATTTAAAGGTGATATGAATCATAGATTTAAATTAGCTAAAGGTTATCCTGAATTAGTAGAAGTATGTAACAAATACAATAATGAGTCAGGATACTGGCAGGAGTTAGTAGAAAGATGGAACAAAAAATATCCAACGCATAAATTATATGCATAAAATTTAAAAAATGAGTATACAATTTGAAATTTTCTCTAGAGATAGAGCATTATTAGGATTTTCTTACAATAGAGGATCTGCAACTTCTAAAAATAAACGGGTTATTTTTCATGAATTTGGCGTTGGTGTTTTAGTAATAAATTTTTATATAACATTCTTTTAAAAAAAAGAGGAGATTTTCTCCTCTTTTTTAATATCCAGTTGCTTTTTTATAATACTCTATTCTATTTAGATTACTCAATATTGGTAATACTTTTGTTACTCTTAATAAAGTTCTTTCACCATCATATTCTATTTGACCTTTATCATCTCGTGTCTCTAACATATAATTATACACAGCTTGTACAGCTTTCCCATAGTTTACTGCTGTTCTTATTATTGGAAAAACATTTGCTTGTAGTTCTGCTGCAGAACTTGGGCTCATGTAATATGTTAAATCTCTTCTTAAATCATGAAGCTGTCTTAATATAAGTAGATTGTATAACTTTTTGCTTTTATCGTCATCTGGTACAGCTGCTTTTAATAAAAGATAAGCTGTCCATATTGTAATTATTATTTGAAATTCTTTAGCTGCTTTACGTATATTAGCTATTTCCAACTGATCTTCTAAATCAAGCTTATCAGAGCCCATTAATGCTTTAGCCATTAATGGAACCATTTTAAATTTTTTATCTAATAATAATCTACCAAAAGTTCTGTAATAACCTTCTTCATCTCTTTGTAAAAGAGCATCTCTATGTCTTGGATCAAACCTCACACCAACTGTTTCTGGAAGCCATGATTTAAAAAGCATTAAAACTCTTCCAACAGCATTACCCTTAGCTTTAATATGCACATCCTTACCTGTAGCCCCATGTAGTTTATTTGCAAGCTGTCTATATCTTAACAAACTATCTAAATAATACTCTTCAAATGATTTATTACCATTTTTAGAAGCATCCCATTCACCATATTTTTGTACATCATATTCTCTATCTTCTGTAATTGCATCTATATAGGATACTTCTTTACCATCTTTTGTTTTTATTTTTTCAAATTTCATAGCTGACAAAAGTGTTTCAGCTTTAAAATGATAATCACCAGATGCTAACCAGGTATAAGCTTTTGGTATCATTTCTCTAAACTTATCAACTGTTGTTTTTTTATTCACCATAGCTTTCAGATACATCCCATCCTCACCTTCTGCTAAACCTGCATCACTTAATAAACCAAAAATTAATTTTGTCATTTTAGTTTGATAAGTACCCATAGAAAAATACTTACCCGAAGATTCTATAATAGTTTGATTAGCCCAAATAAGCTCTTTCATAGTATAGTCTCTTCTAGATGCAGCATGTATACGATTGTTAATCTTACCAACAAGTAAGTTTCTTATAGCTGAAAAAGGAGAAAAACCTAATGCTATTAAACGTGTATTAGCAACAGCACTATCTAAGGTTTTTGTTACAGAAAAGTTTCTTCCACCTAAACTATAATATTCTCTTTCTTTTTCTTCAACTTTCTGTTCTAGCTCTTCTCTTTCTTTTTCTGAAAGTTTATCATCATCTAGTTTTTTATTTAATTCTTTAATTTCATCTACAAGAATTTTAGCTTTTTTTGCAGTTTCATTTTTCCAACCACCAAAAGTTGCTAATTCTTTCCAATCATAAAAAAGCTTTTCAGATTTATATATCTCATCTTCTCCTTGAATACCATAAAAACTTTTCATAACTGTATAGTCAACTAATGACTTAATACTTGTTGCATCTTTATCTCTTTTTTCTAACTTTCCTAATTTTTTATTTTTGACATATGTTCCTTCTGTACCTTGTACAATATCAACCATTGTCTCAATTTCAGCTTTAACAGTATTTTTATGTTTATATGCTAAAGCCATATCACTAAACATTTTAGCAAGAAGCACCATATCTCGTGATCTTTCATTTATAGGAACACTTTCATTTATAAATCTTGCTTCAAAACCTCTACGTTCTTTTTTAGTATAAGCACCTAATTCTGGTTTTCTTTCAAAATTTGCAACTGTAAATGCTTTTGTAAACCAATCACCTAACCCTGCTACTGTTTCTTTCATATTTGTAAAAGCATATTCTTTTGCTAACCTATCAGCAAGTACAGGAACAAAATTAGGACCTAAATCTTCAATTTCTTCTTGTGGTAGCCAATGTAAACTATCGTTAATAAACTTTACCCACCAGTTATAAAAATTATGAAGCTTTGGGTTATTCATTATTCTGCTGAAATTTTCATCATAGTATTCAGTGGGCACACCTTTAATCATTTTAGCAGCAATCAAATATGAATATTTAGCACCACCATATGCTGTAACTTTTTCATTTTCAGTAAACTTTTGTTCCATATATTTCAATGGATTATTAAGGTCATCAAATTCTTTTAATTTCATATCAACATACTCTTCAAAAGTCATTGATTGTGGAACAACACTTGGATTCTTTACAGCTTCGTTTTCAATATCATATCTAAATTCTTCCATAGCTTCCTCAAATTTTTCAAATAATTTTTGAGATTCAGCTATAATTTGATCAATTTCTAATTTAGTAAAACCTAAATTTTTAAGTTTAGCTACTTCATCATTTCTTTGTGCATCAGTATATTCACCTGGCTTTAAAAAATATAAAGAATTAAAAGCAACTGTATTAGCTTCATTCCAAGCATTAAATCTTTGCCAAGCTTTTTTAATAAGAGCTTTGTCACCGTTTGCTTTTTCAATGTCTTTACGAAGCATTGTATTATTAGACCTTCTAGCATCTATAAACTTTTTACTATATCTAGTTGCAAGGTTTAATGTATCATTACCATCTTTGTCCTTTTCCACTTTAAAAAAGATATTAAAGCCATTTTTCTTTATTTCTTCAATATCTTTTATTTTGTCGTATTCTAAATCTATTTCAACAAAATTCTTATTGTGTTCTATATTTATTTTGGTATTTACTTTCTTAATTGCATAAGCAATCTCATTAGGTAAAGCAATTCCAGATGTACCAAGTTCACGAAACCATTCTGTTAATAAGTGAGTGTCTTTCATTTTAGTAATCTCATTCTCACTTAATCCTGTTGCAGCTTTTACAAGTTCAATAGCAATTCTTCTAGATTGATCACTTAAATCATGAAATTTAGCGTCTACTTCTTGAACTTTTTTTCTTATTCTTTCACTCTTAATATCTGTAGAACTTTCAATACCTAAAATTGAATATAGACTTGACCATGTTTCAACAATACTATTTGCAAATTGTAAGTCATTAAATGTAATTTGATCACTTTTGTACATTGCTTCAACAAGATCAGCATCAATCATTGCGGTATCTAATATAAAATCTAATTGTTTATCTACATCGGCTTCATTAAGATCTGAGATGGTCTTAGAAATATCTTTCATTATTTTTCTATACTCAGTCTTCTTTTGATTTTTTTGTTCTTTAGTTAGTTTTGGATCATTTCTAACAGCATCCATTGAAGCTCTTGCATCTCTATATCGCTCTTTTAACATATTATTAGTTTCCATTAAAAGATCAGATACTTTTTTCTTTTTGGTAGTAGCAATAGATTTAAAAATATTATTTATCCCACCAAACTCTGTAAAACTATTTTCTGAAAGAACTTTAATAAGCTCTTCTTTAGTATACATTCTACCATTATATTCATACTGACAAGCCATAATTTAGCATTTAATTTTAATTGATAAAGCTTTTACAATGTCTGAAAGATTATCTGAAATATTTTTTTCTCTAATCTCTTTTGTAACAATTGATTTTTGTATTGAATTTTGATCTGTTTTATTACGAGATTGAATAAGTCCTACAATTTTTGTTACACCTTCTTTAAGAACCGAGTCTTCTTTAATATTAATGTTAAGAAGTTTAAGAAGATCAGCAAGCATGTCCATGATTCTATCAAGAACACTTTTCTTACCATCATATGTAATGTTATTCATAAACTCTTGAAACCCTGAGTCTGTCATCAACATACTCACAAAATCATGAATATTAGTTAATCCATAATACAATGATTTGTCTTTTGCTGACAGCATTCCATCTTCTCTATTCACTTGATCCATAGCTCTTTGTAAAGCAGGACCGTGAACTGGATCTGATAAAAGTTTTTGTTGTACAGCTTTAAAAAGATCATTAAGATCTTCAACCCACTTTCTTTGTTCACTGCTTAAGGTTTCTGGTCTAGCCATCAACAAATCAGCTGTTAAATGATGCATAAGCTCATGAACAATAACATCATGTAAACTTTTCACTGCACCGTCTAAATCAAATGAATTATTTTCTTGTAAAATTAATTCAGGATTGATTGATATAGTTTTTGTAAAGCTATTGTATTCTCCAGGATTTTTCAAACTTCTGTTAATAACAATTTTAAAAGGTGTTACAATCCCTGTTTTACCAATCATCATTAACAAACTCTTATTAAAACTATTTGTTTGCTTATAGAGCCTGTTTAAAAAGTCTTTACTATTAGTTTCTGTATCCTTACCTTGGAATAAAGCAGTTATTGCGTTATCCATAGCATCATTCATTAATGAATTTAAATTCAATTCAGTAGGATCAACTATGTCACGAACAGATGTAGTTTCACCAACAACAGGTGCTACAGATGTAGAAGCAGGTTTTACTGCATTATCAAGTTTAGTTTTAGATTTATTGTCGTCTCTAATTGCTCCTTGAAACACTTCTTGGTTATGAATTATTCTAGAACCGCGAGGTTTTATGACAATTAATGTACCACTAGTTCTTGTCAAAGAAACATACATAGAACTAAATATATCATCTTGATTAATTTGAGCATTTTGTCGAGCTTGTTTTACATTATAGTCACCTACAATAACATTTTTAATACTATTACCTTGTGCAGTGTGAGATGAACCTACATACGAAGGTGTAAATGGCATTTTTTTACTTGTAAGTCCTCTTAATTCTGCAGATATATTTTTAAACTCACGATAATGCATGCTAAAAGTTGCCAAAACATTTCCAGTTTTTGCATCTTTTATTTTTATATCTTCTTGTCTAGAAGTTTTAGAATTGTATTTACCCATTTCTACACTCAAACCAAGAGGTTTTCTATAACCACGTATTTTATTCTGTCTATTGTATAATAAAATATTTTCTGTAGTAACATCAAAGTCAGGTAAATGTCTTCTTAAATCACTAGATACTACATCCTTAATTGATTCAACATTACTAACAATATCTATTATTTTATAACGAGACCTAGGTTTTATTATACCTCCAGATACATTAAAAACTTCTCTATCTCGATTAAAAGGAACTTTTCTTTCCTTTAGTAATGCCTCTAGTTTTTCATCTGAAGTTTTATATTGAAACTCAGATCCTCTCATTTCTAATGCATCAGTAAACTCAACATAGTCTCCATTTGAAAAGTTTCTATGATCTACTTGTTCAATCTGTTTACCAATCTTTAAGAAATATAATTTTCTAATTTTATCAGCTAAATTTATTGTATTTGGATTTTCAACTCTATTATAGTGCACCCAAAACATTCCATAAGGATTATTATTTTGAGATAGAAAATCTGTATAATCGTCTATAACACCAACTTCATTGTCAACAACAAGCATATTTTCTGTTGACTTATTTGTTAACGCATCATACTTATCAAATGAAAGTTGTCTAGGTTGTTTACCTTCTTTTGTTCTATTAATATTATCTATTATCTCATTACCTACAGAGTCATAAATCTGATGTAATAATTTATCACCAGATCTCATTACCTGAGTAAGTTCTTTTGTTTTTTCTTTATTTAAAAGAAGGGTTGAAGATATAATACCTTTGTTAACAAATGCATTTTGTTGTTCACCAATTGGTCCCAGCTGACGATAGTCACCCATAAAAATAAATATAGGCATTTTAAAACTATGTCCATTTTTTAAATCATATGCTGTTCTCTCAAGCATATCTTTAATGTCTTGTGTAGTTACCATTGATGATTCATCTACAATAATAACATCAGGTGAGCTAAATGCTGGTTTATATTTTAAACCAAGAGCATAGTCTTCCGTAGAAGCCATTACTAAGTTTCCATTTTGATCAATCTTGTTTCTTCTTACAGCTGATGGTATTGTATTTACAGTGCCATCATTTGCTTTTTCAGAGTCAAGTCCAAGGGATTCTTGTAATACAGTTGCAGCTGTATGACTTGGTGTTAAATACATTATACTAACACCTCTATATTTATTACCTGAATCTAAGCTATCCATAATAGCTCTAATAACTGTTGTTTTACCAACACCACCTCTACCAGCTAAACCAATCATATTATCCCACATAACTTTAGGAATAACACCACTAAACTTTATAGATAAAGGATCTAAGAAAGAAACTGTATTTTCTAATTCTTCAACACGAACTCTTTTTGAGTCTTTTAATATTTTTTCTACGTTTGCTTTAATAAAGTTGTAAGCTTCTTGCTGACCATCATTCATTAAGTATTTAGTGTTCTCATCCTCAAATATCACCATATTGTTAGGATTAGAACCCTCTGGTACATTTATACGTTTACCAGTCTCAGGATCTAAAGATTTTTTAATTATTTCTTTAGAACTTTCTACTATTTCTGTATCATTCTCTAATCTACCAGCAAGAGCTTTGTTTACTCTATTATGTATGTCATCACTTGTAATTTGTGTGCCATATGTTGATTCTTGTAAAGAATAAATTTCTCCTGCAATATCAACATAGTATTTAGGTTTTGTTGGCATATCTGTCAATGTAACAACATTTTCAGGATATGTCTCAACTTGGTAAGCTAATGTAACTTTATTATAAAGCGACATGTCTTCAACTTCTTTTGTTTTTACACCATCTTTATCTGTGTAAAAAACTTTAAAACCTTCTTCAATACTTCCTTCAACAATAAAGTTTGAATTTTTATATCCTATCAAAGTAGAAGGTTGTTCATCAATTTCTTCTTCAGATGTAACTATAGATTCACGACTTTTGTAAGGCTCGTTTGTTCTTACTTCAAAAGCTTTTGGTAATATAATATTATCAGGAATACCAAACTTATCATTCATTCTTCTAAACAAATCTTTCATTTGTTCTACACTTCTTCCTGCAAGTTTTGTTCCTATTTCTGTTACATAGTATTTATTATCAGGATTATTTAACGCCTCAATTCTTAAAGCATTTAAATCTTCAATAGTCATTTTATCCATAGCTTTTTTATTCTCTTCTGTAAGCTTAGGATAAACAGTAAGTTTATCATCCTGGTACATTTTAGTTCTAATAGCAAATGATCTACCTTGTAAACCACTTGCTTGACCTGTAATAGCACCAAAATCGTCAACAGCTGCTTTAGCAGCACCTAATCCATGAACACCTTTATCATTAGATCCAAAGACAAAGTATCCATTTTCAGGTAGATTTTCTTTAGTAATTTTATCTAGTGTAGTTTCTCTTTTTAATTCTTCTTTTACAACTTCTTTAGTTTTACCAAGTGTATTATTATATACATCTCTAATAGCTTGTTTAGCTGCTTCTTCAATTTCAGGTCCTTTGTATTGCTGTCTTTGCTCCCATTGACCTGTTTCTTTATTTTTAACATTATAAGCTTCAATATCTCTACTACCAACACCAGCAAAATTTCTAGTTAATTTAGGTGTTTCAGTTTGAACAAACTGTTTACCATCATATTTAAACCATGCACGGTTGTTTAAATCCCATACATAAACAGGTTTATTTAATTTTATACCTAATTGTACAGCAACATTTGTCCCACCTTTAACTTTATCAAACTTATATGATTTAATAGACTTAGTAGGATCAGTTAAATTATCTGGTTTTGATTTATCTATAGATGAATCTAACTCAGCAATAGCATACACAGCATCTGCATTAGCTACTTGATAATAGTTTCTCACTTTAAGATTACCTTCTGTTGTATCTGGATAATCTTCACCAAGAAGTCTTTTAACCTCAGCTCGTGCTTTATCCATTTCTTGTTTTGATAAAACAGTTGCTTGAACATTACTATCTCTTAATTTTTTAGAAAGTCCTTTATTACTTTCTTCTCTATAGTGTTTATGATTTTGTACGCCAAATTCTCTACCTATTACGTCCCAGAATGTATCAGCACCATAAGCGCCTCCAGAATGATTTACATAAACTGCAGGGTTACTTAAATCAAATGCTTCTACTTCTAAACCTTGTACCAATTCTCTAAGATCACTTTCTTCTTTTGCAAAATCAGCTGCACTTACATCAACTTGATTATTCTTAATAGATGATTCAAGTCTAAGATTGTTAAAATCATATTCTTTAACACTTTTATATCCAAGAATATTAATTCTTTCATACTCAGCAATACCATTCTCAGGTATTGCCTCACTTACTCTTTTATATAAGTAATTAACTGACCAGTCATTTTGAGGAAAGAAATCACTTGTATAACTATCATTAATTAGTATATAAGCAGGATATTTAAAGTCTACATTTCTTTCAGCAGCTATTTTTCTTTCTTTGTCATTTAACTTTTCAATTTTCAATGATTTAACAATAGACTGTGTTTTTTCATTAACTTGAAAATCCCCCACTTTAATTTTAAAATTTTTGACATCTTTTAATGTCGCTGCATTATTTATTAAAGGTTTAAGAGATTGTTTAAACGCATTGTCTTTATCATTATTAGTTGAATAATTAAATTTAACACTATACTCTTCAGGATTATTCTGAACAATTTGATCTTTTAAAATATTAACACCAAATTGATTACCTAGAGTAAAGTTAAATTCATTATCAAAATCAGCAATTGAAGTTTGAAAATCTATATCTCTCATGTAATAATCAACAGGTATAAATCTTTGAATGTTACCAGCATCTCCTGTAGCATATGGATATAATGCAAGTTCTCTTGCAATCTCTCTAACTATTTCATTTTCTGAAGTGGCTAGTTCATAAAAACCAGAAAGTATTTCTTTCTCGTTCATGTCTGTACCAAATGGTGCTTTAAAAGATATTAAATAAGCATCACCTTTATATTGAGGTTCAACTTCAATATATTTTAAAAAGCCATTTGTAATAAATTCAGGATTTTGCTGAAGCTCTAATATACTTTTACCTAAAGATGTATCACCATTTAAAAGCCTACTTCTGTCTGTTTTTAAGTCGCCAAATAACTCTAAGTTAGGCATTGTGTACATATATGCTTTTATAGCATTAAAGGCGGTTTCATAAGCACGAATGTATCTTTCTCTTCCCAAGTCTTCTTTGTCAAGTCCCATGTCGTTTAATAAACTAACAACTATATTTTCAAGTGTTCTACCTGTACTAACAGGAAACAACTCTTGATATATAGACTGAGCTTTTATAAGAGAATATAAAATTGAATGCCCAATTTCACCTTTTGGAACAATTGAAATAAGACCACTATCAGAATCTTTATTTACTGCGCCTGCAACATTTGTAATATCTATAAATACAGATGATTTAGATAGTTTATTTAACTGATTTATCTTCTGTAGTGTTGTAAATACATCTGCACCTATACCTTTAGTATATGTATAAACAGATCCAAGTATAGTCATAAACTCTTTACCAATCTCATCTAATCTTGAGAATAATTCCAATGAGTCATACTGAGTTACATAATAATCAAGCAATAAATCTTTAACTGATTTATATCCTAAATCTTTTGAAAGTGTTAAAAGTTTTTCTTCTTGTACATCTCTAATGTTTTCACCTTTTGCTAAAGCATCTTCTTGAATTAATGCTCCAAAAACTGCTTGATTATTTGATGATAAAAGTTTACCAACAATCCACATATTTTCTAATTTCTCAACACTAAGTGGATCTTGTTTTTTCCTTTTTGAATCAGAAAGATATGCTACTAAAGATTCTTCATCTTTAAATTTATCTAGACCACCTATTTTTCCAGTTATTTCACTTGCTATTTCTTGTACACTATTAACAAAAGCATTAGATTCAAATCCTTCAAATGAATCTTGTTTCTTATTAATACGTCTAAATAAATCGTATATAACCTCTTGTGATGTTAAGTCCATTGAGAACTCAATTGGCAAAGCCACTTTATCTTCTGTTGTTAGCATATTTAAAATACCAACAGAACTCATTGCTTTTTTATCCCAGTTAAACTCTCTAAGATTAAGATTTTTAGCATTATCTACAGATTCACCAAATGGAATATTTATGTTTTCACCTACAGTGTAAGTATTCCCAGCTTGTGATTTAGATTTACCATTTTGACCAATAAAAACAAACTCTTCAACTTTACCATTTACTTTTATATAAATGGGAAGTTTCACTGCTTCAAATCCTTTACCATCTTCTTTTTCAGTCATATAACCAAGCGTCAAAGGTTTATCTTGAAAGTCAGCTTGTGCAGAAATATAGTTTGCAAAAACAGATACACCATCTTTACCTGATCTATTATCTTCATGTCTTTTAATACTTGTGTTAAAATCAAGAGGTAAAACAACAGAAGGATCAGTAGATATATTATATTTCTCAAGAAGTTTACTTCTTTTATCAATTTTTACCTTTACTTCTGGAGAATCGATAGATTTTGTAATTTTTTCAAAAGCATCAGGATTTGTTAAAACAGTCCAATGAATATCTTTATACAACTCTTTTAACTGATCTTCATCTAAACTATCAATATCTTCAACTTTAGTTAGTTTATAAGGAATAGATTTATAACCAATAATATTTCCTTTTGAATCTTTTTGTGCAATTGATTTTGACTTGTACGCATAAAGTTTGTCAATATCAAAGTCAGAACCCATCTGACCAGTAATACCATCAGGAACTATTATAGTATCTTCCATATATTCTGGGAGAAAACCTACCACTTCAACAGGTAATGTTGAAGGAAGACTTTGGTTAGGAATACGTGATGCAACAAGTCTTAATAATTTAGGATCAAGTTTAGACGTATCAAGTATTTTAACCTTATTTTCCTCTTTGATAAACTGTTTTAGGTCTATAAGTTTACCATTTTCATCTTTAATGTATTGTGATACAATTATTTGTGCTGGTTTAACTTCCCCATCTTTTTTTGAAATATAAGCAAGAGATGCTTTTCCATCTTTAAAAGTAGACGCATATGTATCAGTCCATATAATATCTGATTTAATAGATTCACTTAATGTACCAAACGTAAACTTAGAACCAACACCACTAACTTGAATAAAGCTTGATCCATTCATTTTTAACATTACATTCTTGTTAATCATTGAATTTATCAAACCTTGAAGTTTCTTTGCTTTAGGATTTAATTCAATTGGAAAAGCAATTTTCTTTGTTAAAGAATCTAACTGAATTGCTCTTAAATCGTTTTCACCATAACTTCCACTTGTATCTTCTAGTATTGTTTTTCTTAATAGCTTGTAGAGACCTATATGATTTGCTTTTAAATTACCTAATTCTTGATCAAGCTCTTCTGATTTTAGTTTAAATAATCTAGTACGAACTCTTTCTTTTAAATTTTTTAATTCAAGTCCAGTTACATCACCCAGACCTTCCATTTTAAATACAGAATCAAGCAAACCATCAAAAAGAGTACGATTCATTTGTGTAATGAAAGGTATTTCATCTTTTTGATGAGGAATCTCTTGTTGAGTTCTTAAACCATCTCTACTTAAAATTTGCGTTGCTTTTTCTGTATCTTCTTTTGAAGGTTCTACAAAGTTTCCATTTTTATCAAATAAAACTACAGACACTGTAGGTCTTCCAAGTTTTTTACCTGAAGCAAAATTTACACTATTAATATCATTTTGCTCCATCCATATTCTTAGCTTATCTCTTTCACTACCTGCTTCATGTTGTGGTAACAAAGGATATCTAGATGACTTTACATAGTCAATTCTATTTAAACCAGTGTCTCCTTCGTTTTGATCACTAACCTGTACTGGTTTTAAAGGAGTAAATATAACTTTAACTTCAAGATCACTTAGTGTATAATAACCACCTTTACCTGCTTTTCTGATTTTATTTGTAATTGACTCCCATACATCTAAATCTATTTTACCTTCACTTGCTAAAAAGTCAATATGTTCTTGAACTGTTGTAAATTCTTGAGCATCTGTAGTATCATTTTTAACTTTATTTACAACTATTGTTAGATCATCAGCTGTTACAGCTTTATAATCTTTACTAAAATATCTTTCACCTTTAGATGTAACCCAAGACCAGTTACCTTGTGATCCAGGTGCAATTAAAGCTGCGGCACGCTTTGAAAATTCATCCCATGTGGTAAGAGCAATTTTAACTTTTTCGCCACCTGTATACTCATTAAAAGCTTTTTTAGTTAAACCTTTTGGCATTTTAAAAGCTACCATTGGATCAAACCTTAAAAACTGAAGTGTTTTAACTTGAGCATTCATATAGTTAAGCTTCATATCCATAACCATTGCCCTTGCTAAATCACGTCCTTTTAAGTCAGTACTTTTAAATCTAAATAAATAATCGTTTGCTTTACCAGATTTAAATGATGGAAAAGAAAATACTCCTTTATCAACTTTAAAAATACCATCAGCAACATAGTTGTTTATATCATCTTCAACAGACTGTTTAAACTCATTTAATACAACATTGCTTATAATCGATCCATGATTTTGCTTTAATTGTTCAATTGTATAATTACCAGAATATAAATCTTTTCTAAAGTTTTCTAAAAATGGGCTACTATTTAATATAGGTAGAATATAAAATAACTTCGAAGATGTATCAAAATTCTCAAGATTTACTTTGTCAGCATACTTTTGTGCAGCAAGTATTCTACTGATTTCAGGTTCAACAAAATTGTTATATATCTTATCTTTTAAGAAATCTGTATATACGATTTCATTGTTTTGAATTTTAAAATCAGTCCCTTTACCAACTGCAACCATTTCATTATCTACAAAAAACTCTTTTGTCATTTTTACTTCCATAGAAGTTGTCTTATCAGACAAAGTAAACAAGACATATGTACCAGTTCTCATGTTTTCTTGATGTTTCATGAACATAGCACGTGTCTGTTCGTTATTTGTAAGATTCTTTCGTGTCTTACCATCTTTGCCAGCTTCTTGTTCTCTCACTCCATTAAAATAATCAAGAGAAAAAGTAATAGCTTCATTTTTAACCTTAGTCCAAAATTCTTTATTTGGTTGAGCAAAAGGACTATTTAATAAATAACTTGTTTCACCTAGAGCCCATTGACGTTTTTTAATTTCAACAAAGTTTGTATTTATATTAGAGTACTTTGACTTACCTGCAGCATCTTTACCAGATGGTACATTAATCATACCAGGGTTTGCTTCGTAATAAAGTCTAGCTAACTTATTTAAATTTTTTCTTTCATTTTGAATACCGTAGTTACTTAAAAAAGGAGTTTTTAAGTTTTTTGAATAACCTTGATATATATTATCTAACATACCATTAGGTGTAAAAACTATACTAAGTGATTTTCCTTTTTTAATTTTATCACCAAGTCTTTCACCAAAATAATTAATTTGTTTATCTGTAAACTTTATACCCAATACATCAAAGAACTCTTTAAGTTTAGTTTTTTGTACTTCAGGTGTTCCAGCTCTACCCTCTTCAATTATTTTATTAAGTCTTTCAACTTTAGCTTTGTTTGGAAATAAATCTCCATTAGCGGTCCTGTCAAAAAAATCTGAGTTTAATTGTTGTGCAAACCAACCTTTAGCGACTTGCTCTTCAACACTTTCTCTATTAATAGCTACAACTTTTACTTCTTTTACACCTTTAACCTCTTTACCAACCTTATTAAGTTTGTATAATACAAGAGTTTCATTTGCAAAGGCTTTACTAGCAAATGTTAAAACCTGATTAATTGTAGACCATTGATTGTTTTTTCTAAAGTTTTCAAGTTTGTTTATAAACTCAGCTAAATAAGGTCTGGCTTCTACTAGTGATTGTAAACTAGTTACAAATGCTTTATACTTATCAAAGTCTTCTGTGTAACCACTAAGTTTCATATCAACGCCTGCACTTAGTATATCTTGAAATACATCAGCAGGGTTAGCATATAGAGGAATGCCCAGTTCATATTTACCAGGTATTTGGATATTATTAACTAAAGATTTTACAGTGGCACTGGCTGTATGTAATGGGTTAACTTCATTAATACCTTTATCAAATCTTTCACCAATTTCATTTTGTGCTAAAAGATATTCTTCAGTTTTATCTTCTTCTTCATTTGTTACATCTTCAGAATTTACTTCCTGAATTTTCCCATTCACTTCACGAATACCCATCTTTAATAACTCTGCTTTCACAAAGTCTTTATACTTATCAAACTCATTGACTATTGATGAATACTGGTCTTGAGCTTTGATAACATCACTATAGTTTTTAACTCCCTGTAAATTAAAATTTTCTAATAAAGCATTAAGTTTAGCCTCATCTTTTTCTTTTAACAAATCATATACTTGTTCTGATTTAACAGTGTTAAGAAAATCATTAACATTTCTTAAAGATGCAACAAACTTATATTTTGCTTTATTAAAAGCTGATTCAAAACTTGTATTTAAAATTTTACCTGGACTAATTTCACCAACAGCATCTAAAAATAATGATTGAATATAGCTTGTATATTTAATTTCTTTTTGACTAATCATCAATCTTCTATCAATATCTTCAGCTATTTCTTCTGTAGTTTTAGCACGTATTGATCTAAAAACACCAGCTGATTCTACAAACTTTTTAAATCCTTCTATATCTTGTTTAGAACCTAATATGAGAGCTTGACTTGGTTCAAATATTACAATTTGTTTTTCTAACCAAACTGTTTCAGCAGATTTAGTAGCATTATATTCTTCAACTTTTTCTGCAATTATAGCATCATAATTTGTTCCAAATACAGTATCACCTTTATATATTTTTACTTGTGTATCTAAATCCTCATAATCAATTGGTTTAGTAATTGTTTTAGGATTTTTTATATTTAATAATATAGAATATAATACAGCATTATCTTTATTTTGAAGTTGTCTTTGAGCATGTTGTAATGCTTCATTTGGATTAACTGCAAAATAATTTCCAGATACTCTAGTAGATTTTTCAAATTTCTGTTTATTATCATAAATACTTCCATGATAAACAATATCCTTCACTTTACTATCAGGAAATATAGTATCAAGATATTGAGAGTATTGTTCTGCTGTTCCTATAGAAGCTAATTCAGGATTCAAATTAAATACTTCTTGCACTCCTGGTTTTAAAGTTACTTCAGTAACAGGTACCACCTCACCATACTTAAAAAAAGTACGCCAAGCTTCTACTTCACCAACTTCTTTAACTAAACTATTCCATTCAGGGCTGTTAATATTAGGACAATGCATTCTTATTTATTTTTTAGATTTTGGCTTTGTATTACATTTATCTTTTTCTTTCTCTACTTGTTCATCAGTCATTTGATTTGCAATTGCTATACGATCTAGTTGTGCAAAAATATCATCTGGATTTACAGCTGCTTGTTCACTAGAAACTTCTGGTTTTTCATAATAAAGATCTTCCATTGCAAATGGGTTATCATATGGACCCACTGTTTTTGGATTAATTACTCCTTGTTCTACATCATTTTTTTTATATTCTAAACTTCTTCCGTATTTATCTTTTTTAGAAATAACTTCATATTTATTTCCTTTTTCATCATACAATACATCTCCCACCTTTGCAAATCTTAATTGTGTTTTTGCAGATTTCTTTGTTTGTTTAACGGTAGGTTTTACTTCTGCAGCTGCTAATTCTGCATCAACACTAGCTTTAATTTCACTAGTAAGTATTGTAGAATCATTAAGTATTTCTTGTTCTTCTTTAGAAAAGCTAGTGATTATTTTACCAGCTTTTAGTTCTTTGTAAAGTTCTCTAGCTAGTTCTGCATCATATTGAGCATTAATTCTTCTTTTTTGCTTTCCATAATCATCATCATACATACCTCCTTCATCGTCATATTTTTTAAGTGCTGCTTTTCTTCTTTCTTCTATATTAGCTTTTACATTAGAAACCGAAGCTGTAGCAGGTTTAGCTCCTTCTAAAGCAGCTAGTTCTTTTTCTAGTTTTGCTTCAATAGCTCTATGACGTTTACCATCTTCTGTTTCTGGTGCAGCCCAACTTCCTGTAAAAGAATTTTGCCATTCTGTTATAAGATTTCTTACTGACTCAGGTACATATTTATTGTATAATTTAACTTTTTGCTCCTGTGATGCTTGTTCACTTTCACCAGGTCTATAAGTAAATGTACCATCTCCCCAATCTTTCTTTTCAGAAAAAAGCTCAACTCTACCTTTACTATTTCTATCAATAACTAGTAAAAACTCTTTACCACTGTCACCAATTACCTCTACGCTTACTTGTGTACCCTGTTCTCTAATCCCTGCAGCTACAATAGCTTTCTTATCAGAAACTACAGGAGCTATTGGTTGTGTTAAAGCAGCTAGTTCAGCATCGTATATTTTATCAATTTCTTTTTCTAAAAGTTCTTTAGTTTCAAAATCAGTTAACTTGTATTGTTTAAAAGTATTAGTATTTTCTTTTTTATGAACTCTTATCACAGTTCCCCATCGCTGACCTTTAGTTCCTAATACAGAAACAACAATATCTTCTTTTGCATCAGTTCTAAAATCTTCAATTTCTTTTCTTCTTTTTTCTATATCAGAAACAGGAGCTGTAGGAGCTGGTGTTACAACAGGTGGTTTTTCAAATGTATCACCTACAACAACTTCTTCTTCTTTTGGTTTTACAACAATAGCGTCTGTATTGGATGACATTTTAATCACAGGGTTAGCAAAATACACCCAATCACCATCTTTGTTTTTAGAAGGAATACCTTCTTCTACATATGTCATTGCATTCTGCATGATGTATTCATTATACGTCATGGGTGTAATTTTCACTTCATTGTTTTGTATTGTAACAAAAGGTACTTTTTTAGTGTTATTGATACCAACAAGATTAGGATTTCTTGGATCAGTAAATTTAACTGTTGTTAAAAGATTTTGCATCAAAGAAATAACATTACCAGGAAGTTCACTAGATAAAACAATTGGTTTACCATCGTTATTGAACCATTCACCATCTGCAGTTTTTACTTGCAAATATAAATGTCCTTGTGCTGTAATATTAAGTCTTGCTAATCCATTAGCTACATCACTACCGTTACCAATTTCAGAAAGCTGTTCCTTTTTAAGACGTGTAATAAATTGATCAACATATCTTTGTAACACTCCAATATCAGGTTTACCTTCTGACATTTCCATACCTAAAGCTTTGTAAATTCCTTCAACAAGCTTAGGATTCATTGTTTCACCTACAAATGCTTTCCAAGCTTCAATTATAAGCTTAGCTTTATTCTCACTCACCTTTGGAAGTTTAACATATGTAGGAAAAAATGTACCACGAGGTGTTGGTAATAACAAAACAGATACACCACTTTGGTTATCTATTTCTTCTGTAAATGATTTTGTATTTTCAACTTTATCAATAACTACACCTGCATCTACTTGTAGCTCACCATTTTTTACAATAGCAAACATTCCATGGCGATTGTCAGTTCCACCATCTGCTATTTTTGGATTAACTCTATCTTTAATTACACCAGGATCTGTTGTATTTCTTAAGATACCTATTGACTTTCCTTCAACTATTCCATTCATTTCAAAACTTGGATCATTGTTAAAATTATCCAGTATAAATTTACGAAATTTTTGATTCTTTGCAACTTCTTCTTTTACCACGGTCGGCAAGTCCATATCTAACTGATCTTCAGGAACAACAATATTTACATACTTGTTAAATATTTTATGGTTAATCCACTGTGGTTCATGGAATGTTCCAATAAGTTTTTCTTTACCTTCTATTGTAGCATATACACCAATTGGAGCATAGTCATACATTTCAGGATTAACTTTTCCATCTGGACCAAAAATGTTTCCAGCATCATAAACATCCCCAGTTATTCTATTTGTTACAGTTGGGAAATCTTTTGTCATCACTCTATAAGTCAGTGACGAACCTTCAGGAAAGTTTCCTGTCGCAATATCAAAAACATAGTTTGTATTTACACCAGTTCTAACTTGCGTAACTACATCACCAGTAACTCTAAATTCAGCTATATCAGTTGTATTAGCTAATGAGTTACTTGGAGCAGTTTGTCTTCTTCCTTCTTGATAAGTTACATTAGCTGTATTATTATCAGACCTTGATGATTGTAATCCTGTTGTATCAAAACGATTATTCTGAACAAAGTCTCTAACCGCAGATGGATCATCTTCAATAAACTCAGAATATCTAATTTTATATGTACCGTTTTCAAGTTTTCCTAAAAAGTCATCAATCAAAGCTTTATCAAAACTAGTTTCACCTGCATTATTAGTAACAATGTAGTTTACTGCTTTACCAGGAATAACAGATGCTATTTTGTATATATTACCTTGATCATCTGTAAACTCATTATTTACTTGTATTTGATCAAAATAATTAATTTCAACATCAGGTTTTGGTTCTGCTTTCTTTAAACTACTTGCTTCTACAAATCTTTTAACACCATCAGATGCAACTAGTGGATTACCTTCTAAATCTTTTAAATGATAAACCACTCTACCATCTTGTGTTTTAGTTATTTCAGCTACGGTATATTCTTTATCTTCAAAAACAACATTGTCATCTATTTTATATTCTTCTGTTTTTGGTTTTGGACCACCTTTTAATCTTTCATATCGCTGTCTTTCAAATTTACCGCTTGTTTTTTCCCATATTTCATAAGGCGGTGTTTCTCTATCTGCAGCATCATTTGACGCTTTAACCTTATTATATTGTTGTTGTAAATATTCTTCAACAGTATTAGGTATTTCTTGTCCTTCAACGTCTTTTGCACGTTTAAGTTTACCTGTTTTTAAATTATCTAAAAATTCTTCTTCAGTAAATCCAATATTATCATCAGTTCCATCTAACGCATTTAATAAAATTAAATCACCTAATGGAGCTATATCATATTTTTTACCATTAAAAATATAATTTTCTGTAAAATCAATTCCTGAAGTTTCTGTTTGTTGCTGCTGTTGACCTTGTTGACCTTGCTGTTGTTGACTTTCTAACTCTTTTCTTCTTTTTTCTTCTTCTTCTTTTTTCTTTTCTTGTTCAATTTCTTCTAAAAACTTTGCTCTCATTACAACAAGATCATCAGTTATTAATTTTTCATTAATAGCCATATCAATAATCTCGCGCTTAGAGTAATTTTCAATTTCTTCTTCTGTTAATCCATTTTCTTTTAAAAGTCTAGCAGCAGATGTATAAATGTTATCACTTAGATATTCATCCACTTTATAAAATATATCATCTAAAACAGATGGTTTAAGCTCAAGATTAAATACTCTTTTAAAGAAATCACTAAGTGCATCTACAAATTCAACCCAAAGTGATTTTTTTCCTGTTAATCCAGGTACTGATGTTAGCTCTTTCTGAAACTCTGGATTAGAATAAGCCTCAGCTAAAAATTCTTGAATGTTTGTAAAACCATAATAACTAGTATCAATACCTCTATCTTCTAAGGTTTTCTTAGCGTAGTTGTAAAGTTTTTCTATATCTCTTGTAAACTTGCTGTTATAAGCAAGCTCATCACTAGTTAAAAGGTGAATAATCTCATGAAGCATAACGCCCTCAAATGACATTTTACCTTCATGTAAATCAGGATCAATCGTTATTGTATTACTACCTAATGTGTAAAAAGCTGGAGCTATAGTTTGATTTCTATCAAATTTTACTTTTGCGTCATCTTTTATACTATCATACAAGCGAGCTAAAGCCATTCTTAGATAAGGATCTATATATGGATTTGCTGCCATTTTTTGTATCATCGGTTTAAGAGCAACAGTCTCGCCATCTTGTACATCATAGTATTCCATTATATCTTCTGCAATCCTATCATCATCTTTCATTCTATACAAGAAAGTGGCGTTTGTTCCTTTTTTTACCCAAGATGTACCTTCTTCATATTTTTTACCTTTTCTTTCTTCTCTTCTTTTTTTTCTTTCTTCATCTGTAAACCTTTGACTCTTACCTCTTTCTGCACGATCAGCTATTTCATTAAAAGGTTTTACAATTACATTATCAATATATTCTTTAAAGTTAGCAGCACCGTTTTTAGTATCAGCATACTTTGCCCATTCTAATCCAAGTTGTCTAATTTGATTTTGTAACTGACTTGATCTTTGTTGTCTACTATATAATTTGTTCCTTAAAATAACATTTTGTACTTGATTTCTATTTGCTTTTTCATACTGATACAAACCATCTGGACCTTTTTTAATTGTCTTTAATGCTTCTGGATTATCTTTCTTTAAGGTGTCTAATTCTTTTTGAAGTTCGTTTAATACTGTTTTAGCTAAAGCTTTTTCAATAGGTTTTTTATCACTAATCTCCATTCCTTCAATATAATCCTTTTGAGAATCAATTCTTAATTGTAAATCATTTAATTGATCTGCAAGATCATCTGATAAACCTATATCTTCTTTAGCTATTTGATTAAGCATTTCATTTTTAAACTCATTATTATCAGCTGTTGTTTCATTTACAAGATTTCTATATATTGCAAGTCTAGTTGCAAGCTCAGTCATTTTGTTTTTTCTAGCCTCTTCTTCAGGAAGCATTCTTCCACGCCAGTCTTTTTTAAATATAATATCATCGTTCAAAATTTTATTTTGAGCGATCATTTGTTTAGTTAAATTTTTATATTTTTCAATTTGTTGTGGTGTAGTTTCATCAGGAGTAAAACCTAATTTAGCAAGCTCACCTGCATCAGTTCTTCCAACAGCATCAAGTTTACCAAGTAGTGTATTTTCTAAACCTAATTGAATATGTGCATTTACAAATTGAGCAAAGGCACTATCTCTTAATAAATCTCTATGAAATTTATTTTCTACAGTGTTTGCAGCTTCAATAGCGCTATTTACATTATTAAAATTGTTAGCAACATTAAAAAGCTTACTTTGATTAATTGTTGGTTTACCTTTTTCGTCCAAAATAATTTGCTCTTCTGATACCTCATTACCATCTTTGTCTTTAGTTGTTACCATTTTTGTTTCAAAAATGTTACCAAACTTTAACCAGTTTTGTTGGGCTTCATTATAAAACTTTACAGCTGCTTTAGTAAACTCATCATTTCTTTTTGCTTGTTTAAGTTCACTATAAACACTCATCCCTCCACCTAAAATACCACCTAAACCAATACTTATAGATGCTTCAGGATCTTTACCTGTAACAGCATTTAATGTTTGATTCCAGTATTGATTAGCTAAAGATTTAACATCTTTAAGTTCAGCCATCTTACCTTCAACGCCAAATTTTTCATTAACTCTTTGAATAGCTAACTGAGCATTTTCTTCTACAAAACCTTCCATCAAAGTACCTTTACCTAAAGCAGTAAGAAAAATTCCTGGTTTACTATTTAAAAGTTTACCTATACCTGTATTAGATAATTCATATGCTAATTCATCACCTAACCTAGTACCTCCCATTAAACCTTTTGAAATAGGTTTAGTAGCAGCTTTACCCCACATGCTATTCAGCAACTTTAATTCCCATAAATTTGTCGCAGATAGTATAGCCGCATTTGCCATGAATGTTTCTTTCATGTGACTAGCAGCTATTAACTTTTTTTCTTCTTTTGTATAAGGTAATCCAGTGTTTGGGTTAATTCTTAAAAAACCTCTTTCATCTGTAGTTAAACCTTTTTCAATATTTTTACCTACTTCAGTGGTTTCAAACATAGATTCACCACCTACAGAAAGAGCCCATTGTGAAACTCTATCTAAACGATTAGCCCAAATAGATTGTGCCTTTGTTAAATAATTTTGTACAGACGCTGCTCCTTCAATTGCATTATTAGCTGCACCTGCCCCTAATTTATAACCTGATAAACCTCTTGCTATTTTTTCTCCAACACCTAATCTAGAAAATGCCATACCAGGAGCAAAAGCTGACACCATAAAAGCAACACCATCTGTAAAATCATTTGTCCAAAAATTTAAATCATGTGTTGCTCTCCACCAAAAGCCTGCACCTTGTGCTTCAGCTTTTTCATACACAGGAAGCCAATCATTTTTTAGTTGTTCATCTAAATGACCAAAAACTTGAGCCATTGCATTTTGAGATGCATTTTGGATGTAATTATCTCCCCAGTTAGTTGGGTCTATCAGCCCTAAAAGAAAACCTGTATTTTGACCTATTTTAAATCCAGTAGACAAAGGAAGTCTAAGTAAACCTTTACCTAAATTAGCCCATACACTTTCATTTTGAGCCATCCAATCTTCATTATTTCTATCATATTGAAAGTTAGGACCTATTCTTTTACCTGGCTCAAAACCACTATCATCATATCTACGTACTTCTGATAATGGTGTTTTAAAAGGTTCTGTACTAATACCAGATCTTGCAAATTGATCTGTGCGTTCTACGTATTGTCTTGCAGCAACAAAAGCAGCACTCATATTAATAGTGGTACTATCTGTAGTGAGATCAGGAATTTTACCAAACTTACTCTCACTAGTTAATGCTTCAAGATTTAGTATTCTTTTAGAAGAATCATCAAATTTGTCTAAATTTGATAAATCGTCAAGTGTTAAATCAAGATTTAAATCTTTAACCGATGTATTTGATACATAGTCGTTAAATGCTGACATTAGTTTTGCAATTTATTAGTATTTTAATTTACAGTTTTTATTTTTGTACTGGTGGATTCATTAATACTTGAAGTTCTTTAAAGGTGTAATTTTCACAAAGAAATTTAACAGTGCGACCAAAGTCTTCAACTGACTTAAGTGGTTCAAACCCAGGACCACCTGATGTTATCATCTCTCCTTTATTATTTTTTAAATAGTATAAGTTTTCACCAGCTTTAACACCACTGAATTTTATATTATAACCATCTTTTGTTCTATCAAGGTATAAAAATTCTTCAGGTTGACCTTTATATACTTTAGATCCAATTCTATGTAGCAGTCTTCTTTGATCATAATCAAATCCATAAAAAGGATCAAACTTCTGTAAAGACTGAGCACCTGCGTTAAGAATTTTTACCTCACCTGTTTTATCATTATATTGATAATTACCTTTACCAACTCTAGCCTCAAGAGAAGCTTTTAATTGTGTTACACTAATTGTTGATTTGTTTGGATCTAATTGAACATTGAATGAAACATCTACACCGTTAGCTGTTGGACTAAAAATAAGCCCTCCTCCAATTTGTGAAGCATCAATACCACTCATAGTTGCAGCAGCACTAACTGCTTCAGCATATCTTTTATCTGCTGGGTTCAAACCATACGATTGATATGTTGTCGCAACTTTTGTATAATTTGGATCTTGATATTTACCTAAATATGTATTATATGCAGTATTAAGTTGATTATATAGTTGTGTTTCCTGATCAGTTAATTTCATCCCTTTATTAAGTCTTGTTTGTAAAATTGTCAATGCGTCAAATTGTTTACGACCCATATTATTTACAATAAAACTTTGAGCGTTTGTTTTAAAATTTTTCAAATTTTCTACACTTACATTATATAACGCTGATTTTTTTGTAAATTTTAAAACAAGCTCATCTTGTGGATGTTCTCTTACATATTTAGAAAATGCTTTTTGTGTTAAAACAGTTCCTGCAGGTAGTGATAATTTTATATGATTTTCTAATTCAGTTTGAGCAGTTGTTACCTCATTTACCATTCGATAAACATCATTTTTAGCACCTTGAAAGTTATTAAGTTCAGGTGTAGATGACCCACCTTTTATAGGTATATATGGTAAACTACCTTCATTATTTTTAAGACCCAGTTTATATAATTCATGCTCCCAGTCTTCCTTACGATCTTCTAATTCCCAATTTCTTTTGGTGTACATTCTACTAGTTTCCTGTGCTTCTCTATAAAACATCATAGCAACTTGGTTAAAATCAACATCTTGTTCAACATCAAAATGAGCATAACCTTTAGCTAATCTTTGTATTTCTTCATTATAAAAAATACCAAAAGATAAATTTTCTGCATTTCTTCTTACAAACGTCATATCACCAGTTCCAGAAAAATTATTATCCATCTGGGTTTTCTGGTTAGCATAAGCATCTCTTTCTTTAATAAGCTGATCTTTTTTTGTAGGATCTTTTTCATTACGAATATCTACATCAAGTTCAAGTATTTTCATCTGTAAAGGTGCTTGAACAGGAGCTAATGCATCTGAATAAGCTTTACCTAATACATCTAAGTTATTACCATATTTTACAGCACCATCAATTCTCATTTGTGTTTTAGCCTGATCAGAAAGAACAGCATCTAAATAATTTGAGATTTCTCCTGGCAAATAACTTTTATCATCCACCTTTTCTACATAAAAACCATTTATTTTAACTGTTTTTGTATGAGACGGTTTAAATTCTTTCATACGTTCTGCCACCTCTTTCTTGTAATCATAATAAGGTGTATAGGATCTCTTCATACCATAATATTCTTTCCAAGACTCTGGACCATCATTAGCAAAATAATTCTTTTGTTGATTTATATAATCAATATTATTTTGATGAAAAAATTTACCTCCCTCCTGTAGACGGTAACTATTACCAATAGAGACCTGTCTGTTCCAATGCTCAGTTAATGACTGATCACCAACAACATCAAAGTTGTTGTAAAATGGAGCAAATACATTTTTAGCAGCATTAACATTTTGAACTTGAGACAAATCCATTTTAGACAAGTTCTTAAGATTATCTTTTGCTTGCTTTAAAAATTGCTCTTTTACTTTTGCATTATATGGGTTAGTTGTTTCCCTATTAACAAAATTGTAAGTGGAGTTTATTTGTGCAAAGCCCTGGTCATACAATGCTTTTCTTCTCTGAAGCATTTTGTCCATGAACGAAAAGTCAGGCGTAAATAACGCTGGTTCAGGAAAGACGTCAGTGACATTTGGTAAATAAGTAGCCATATTATATATATAAGATAATTAAAAATATTTAAAGTTTAAAATTAAACTTTTAAAGTTTAACCCATTAGACCTTGGTAATCTGATAGTATTTGTCTCCTTCTTGAATCTTTATCTTTTTTATCAGAATTATTAATCATATTCCAAGCTTCTTCTTCAGCTTTTTTATCAGAAAGACCTCTTTCCATTAAGTCTCCTTTTAATTTAGAAAAACCTTCTAAAGTATAACTACCTGAACTCGCACCAAAATCATCCCAATCTTGACCAGCATACTCATTGTAGTAGGATCTTCCTGTTAAAGGATCTACAGGATACATTTGGTTTACATTATTTAGTAAGCCAAGATACATTCTATTTTTCCAAGCTTGTCCAAACGCTTTTGCATTTGTATTTAAATAAGCACGTCTTGCATTATCGTAGTTTTGATTTAACAAGACATTCTTATCCCAAAGCTCTTGTGATCTTCCTATATTAGCTGCTGTATTTCTTTCTCTTCTTTGAGCTTCATTTTGAGCAAATTCTTTTGCAATAGCAACATTTTTTGAATCTATTTCTGCAATATCACTAACTACACCTTCTGCTTGCTGAGCTTGCAAGTTAGCTAAATTTGCGCCAACAGCTGAACTTGGAGAATATGTATTTAATATTTCCCACATCTTATTCATTTGACTTTGTCTTTGATGGGCTCTTGCTTTCCAATCTTCTAAAACAAGATCAGCAGGTTCAAATGGTAATTGCTGAGACCATGGGAAATATTTTCTTGGTGGTACAGCAGCAGCTGCAGCCATTGTTACTAAATCAGGTGTCATATACTGAAATGGCATTTGAATATTTTTGCCATCAAATGTACCTGCTCCTTTATAACAAGCTTTCTGTGCTTCAGCATAAGATGAATATACAGTTAGACCTGTATGTGTTGCTGCATTATAAACAGCAGGTCCTTGATCAGTACATACATATTGTTTTGCTTGAGTGTTTGTAGTGATAGCAGGAGGTTGATATTTAAATTGATCAAGATGTTCAAGACCAATTTTCTTATCATCTTTCATTTCTTTTCTATAATCACTTGCTTCAAATGTTTTAGCAAAAGCAGGATAGAATACATTATTAAAAAAGTCAGGATCTGTATATAGCTTTTTAACATCTTTTAATTGTTCATCTGTATATTTAGTATGATCAATTAAAAGATTCTTAAAGAATATTCTTCTTTTTTGAATATCACTCATACCCTTTAATGTATTTGGATCAGGATAGAGTGCTCTTAACACTTTATTCTCAAACATTTGTGGAGTTACACCACCAAAAAATCCAACTTTCTCATCTTGACCTTTTGCATCTTTTTGAACCCATGTAAGACCTTCTGTAGAGTTTTGCGTAATTTGATAACCTTTGATTGGTGTACCTTTATCATCTGTTTCATCATCATGTTGTAAACCAAAATAAGTAATTAACGCTGCTAATTCATTTGCTTCATCTTCTGTAAGATTTGATACATAATATTTACCACCTTCAGCTTTTGCTTTTTTAGCAAGAAGTTCTTGCATTTTTGCATATTTAGGATCTTTTAAGCTTGCTTTTTTATCAGGTGTTTTTGATTGATCATAGTAACCAGGAGCTTGTGTTGTAGTTGGATCAACAACAGTTAGACCACCTCTTATATACATACCCAATCTAGAAACAGATCCACCTCTACGCATTGGAGGTTCTTGACCCATTTGTTGTTCTTGAGAAGGTGCCATAGGTGCTTGTTGATTATCTTCTTGATTAACAACTTCTTTTGAAGGTCCTTCCATTTCTGCAAGTTCAGGCATAATGTTTTTAACAACATCAGGTATACCTTGTGGGAAACCTTTCATTTGTTCTTGTATCAAAGCAAGCTGAGCAAGTTTCTTTTGATATGTTTTAACCATTAATTGAGCTGTAGATTTTTTAAGCTCATCTGCATTTTTATCTTCAATTACTGCTTTATATTTATTTATATCATACTTTTTAGCAATCTCAGCTGGTGTGTATCCTTTTTTACTAGGAGGCATTCCAAACATCTTAAGAATCTTTTCATCTTTGATTCTTAATTTTTCTGTATCAGAAAATATAAAACTACCTTCTGGAACATTTAATGGTGTACCACCTTCAGTGTGTCTTTTACCACCAATAAGCATATGTTCCAAAGCACCATCACCATCTACATCACCAAAAATTGTTTCATCTTTTTCAGCTTCAATATTGGCTTTTGATCTAGGTACAGGTTTTAAAGTTTTAGACAATGTCTCGGATTTCTCAGGTGGCATGTCTGTATAAATTCTTTTTTGACCAAGATTCAATCCATAACCTAGCTGCCCACTGTACGTCATAGGTTGACCACCTGTAGCAAAAAACCAACCTTGTTTTTTATTACCAGGCTGTTGGGTCATACCATATGGATTATATTTTTTTCTATAATAATCCTCAAACATACCATACCCAGGTTTATTTATATTTCTCATTAAATCATATGCATTTAATAAATTTGTTCTAAGTCCTTCGTTAGGATCTCTTGGTCTAAATTGTTCTAAATTTTTATTATACTCTTCTAATTGAGAAATATCATCTACGGAATTAATACCACCAAAATTCATTTGGTTTAAACCATCATCAATAATTCTAATTTTTATTTTTTTCATATTACTAGTTATAGGTGTACCACCATGTTTAACTACATTACTTGGTTGAAAAATAGGATTTGTATACATACCTTTACTTTTAAAACCTCGTTTGTCTGGTTTATATTCTCCTGTTAATCCAAAAACATCTCCTTTATCTGGCTCTTTAGCAGTTAAAGAATTATCAAGCAATTTAGTTTCGGCCCACCATTTGTTAAATTTTTTTTGTTGCTTTCTATCTGTAAAATAATCTATAATAGGTTGTGCAATAAGTGCAGTACCTAATATATTTTTAGATGTTCTTTCCATCCATGTACCTGGCTTATCTTTTTTTTGCTTTTTTTGTTTAGGTTGTATATCTTGACATTCTCCTGTAACTAGATTTTTTTCTTTACCATCAGGGCAACCACCTATTGCTTGTTTAAAATCAGAGCCTGGTTTAGGAATTGTAAAGTTTCCATCAGCTTGTAAATTACCATCTACAAGTTTAGTTTTTGGAAGAGTTATTGTTTTATCTGGATCTGGAACACATTTACCTAATATAAAGTCATATTTATATGTAGGATCATCACATTGTGTTTGAGCAAAAAATCCATTTTTATTTATACCAAATGGATTTTTGTTCTCTCCAGTTATTGTAAAAGGATCTTTTTTATTATATAATGAATAATCATTCTCTGGTAAACTAATTTTATCAGGAATACATTTATCACCAACAGGTATATAACCTGGATCACAATTAGGAGGGGTACCCCCTATAACCATTTTAGGCAAACCTGTTATTCTAATTCTAGGCATAATGTATAATTTAAATTATTTCAAATTTAATTCCTTTTCTTCTAAGTTCTTTTAATTCTTCTTCTGTAACTTCCATTTCTTGACCAACCATTCCACCTTGAGCATACATGCCCCCACCATACATACCCATTGGCATTTGTTGAGGTGGAGCTTGTTGTTGAGGTTGTGCAGGTCCAGCACCTTGTTGTGATGCTTGTATCTGTTGCATAACCATTTCAACAGCTTGTTGTGCAAGTTCTTCAGGAACACCTTGTTGAACTAAGTTTTGCATAATTTGTTCAGGAGGCATTTGTTGTTGCATCATTTGTATAACCATTTGAACAACTTGTTGCATTTGTTCTTCAGATATTTGTGAAGCTTGTTCACCTTGTTGTGGTGGCATTCCTTGTTCAGGTGCTGCTGCACCTTGTTGTTGCATCATCATAGCTTCTTCAGGTGTCATACCACCTTCAGCATATACAAATCTACTTAATGGATTTACTGGTTGAAAAGGATTATAAAATCCACCATCTTCAAAACCTTGATTACCATTCCATGTACCTGTATATGCACCACCATCTTCACTCATAGTCATTTCTGAATTTTCATAACAATTACCCCCCCAACAGTCACCTTGACGCTTTATACCTCTTTGTATTTGTCTATCCATTTTTCTTTGCATGCGATTAAGTTTTCTATTACTTGGAAAGGGATCATCACTTCTTCTTTCTTTTTTAGGTATTGGTTTAACATATTGATCAGGATACCAAGTATGTTCTCTTCCAAAAATATTATAAGTGTAAGGAGTTTGACCATAAGGGTTTTGATTACTATATGCAACATCTTCAGGTATATTATGTCTTTTTCTAAACCATACTTCAGGATGTGCTAATGTAGCACCAACAGATCCTGCTAATGCTCTAAAAGGACTAACGGTTCCATCAGATCTTACACCTTTATTTACATACCCAAATAAATCATTATAAAAAGGTGTCATATGTTCTGTATAACCTTGACTAACTAAATCAGCTGCAGCTTTTTCTCTACCTTTTCTAACATTATATCCTGGAGGACATTTACAATCATATTCTGGGCAAAGACAATTATCTACCTGACCTGCTGTTTCATAAACATCTCCACCATAAGCATAATTTACAGAATAATCAGAACCAAGTCCATATTTAGGTAAGTTAGCACCATAAGATATATCACCATATTGTGGTATAAATGGTCCAGCTTCACCACCTTCTTCTTTTCTACGACCTTTTTTACCTTTATTTTTACCAGCTTGCTGTCTTTTTTGATAGTTAGCTGCATTCTCTCTTCTTTTCTGATCTTTCTTTTCTTGCTCTATTTGTTCTTTAGTTTTATTTTCAGTAGCTTGTTTTTCATTTTCTGCTCTTACTCTTTCTTCTTCTATTCTTTGTGCCTCTTGTTGATTATTAAAAACTTCAAACTGACCTGTAGCACCTTTTTGTTTTGCTTCAGCTATTAATTCAGCTACTGTTTTTTGATTTTGAGCAACAGGTCCTTTACTTTTTTCTTTCGGTGTTGTTTCTGTAGATCCAGTTGTCTCAGTACCTGTTGTCTCTGCACCTGCTGTTTCTGCACCACCTGTTTGTGTACTTGTTCCTGCGTCTGAAGTAAATAATGAAAGTCTATCTTTTCTGTCTTTAATAGCTCTTTCAACTATTTTTTGATTATTTTTGTTTAAGTTAGCACGTCTTTCATTTTCTGGAGTATTGTCCCATTTATCCCATATTTCTTTACGTTCTTTCATTTCCTCTTCAGTGAGAGGTATTTCATACTGATCATTGTCAATTTCAAATTTTAGAGCATTAGTATCCCAGTTTGTAGTAAAATAATAGTTTTTGCCTGCATCACTCTCTAAAAAAGACAATTGTTTTTCTAATGTTTCTTTGTCTTTAGGTAATCTTAAGTTTTCCTGTTCTGCAGATGTAGAAGATGTTGGTGTTTCTGTACTTGTTGAAGAAGTAGGTGTTCCTTCGTTAATAGGTACAATTTCAAAGTCTGATTCTGATTCATTAGTTGATGAAGATGATGCAGGACGTCTTCTTGTTTTATTCATTTCTTGCCATCTTTCTTTAGTAGGTATATCCTTTAACATTTCTTTTGCTTCTTCAAGTGTAGCACCATTTTCCAAAAGACGATTGATATCATATTTACCACGTGTATAACCTCTAGCAAGCACTTCATTCATATATGCTGTCTGACTTGCTTTAAAATTTTTTAATTCAGCTTCAGATAATTTAGATCTATCTATTTCTCCAACATTACCCCATCTTCTTTGTATAGGTACTTTAGACTTATTGTATCCATATCCTATTGCTTTGTTTCCTAGATATGCACCAAGTAGATATCCAGGACCTGTAACATACCATGGATAATCTGTTTTGTTTTGATCATTTAATATTATTTGTTCACCCTGATTAATTTGATTATCTGTAGGTATACCTATACTATCTTTTGTACCTTGAGTAGGCATTGGTATGTCTAAAGTATCTGAAAAAGGATTAACAATTACAGCATTACCCTGTTTAATTACTTTATTTGTCTCTTCATTACCAGCACCTGCAGTTGTATCAGGTTCAGCAATAACTTGATCCATTAACTGCTCCATACTCATTGTAGTAGTGTTTGTCAAAACAGAATTTAAATAATTATCATAACTCTGTTTAAATGCATCATAACTAGGATAGTTTTCTACATTAGGCAATGTTTCTAAACTTCCAGTACCAAACATTGGTACTTGCATACCAAGATCAGCTCTTGGCACTCTACCACCCCAAGCCATCATACCTTGTTGCATTCCTGGCTGTTGCATACCTTGTTGTTGCATACCAGCTGGCTTCTTCATTTGCATTTGTCTCTGAAGCTGATTGTTAAATGCTGTAACAATACCAGGTGCTTGGTCATCAGGTATACCCATACCAATTAACTCTTCAACAATTTGAACATCAGTGAAACCTTGTTGTTTCATCTGCATCATAAACTGAAGAATTTGTTGTTGAGATGTTTCAGAATCTTGAGATGGTTGGTCCATTTCCATTCCATACATTGCTTTACGTAAATTGTAGTTGTTGTAATACATATAATTTTATTTATTGTTTCTTTGAACTATTTAAAATTTGTTCTAAAATACTTTGATATTCTGGATTTGTTTTTAAAACAAAAGCATTATTTTTAAAATCGTATAATTGTCTATTTTTTTTGTTTAAGTTAAAATCACTTTTTAAATAATCATCAACTAATTTTCCATCAGAAGTTCTTGTATCAATAGTAAATATTTTACCATTAAGATTAAGATTATAACTAGTATCTCTACCCTGCGCATACGCAGTTGGAAATTCTATTTTCTTTGGAACTACAACAGGTTTATATTCTGGAGTTGATTTTGTTTCTGTACTTGTTGTATTGGCTCCTGTACCTGTAGTACTTATTGTACTTGTATTAGTTGGCGTAACTGTAGTTGGTTTAGTAGATGGTGATCTATGTATACTTGGATCATAAAATTTTTCACTTATAGGATCCCACATAAATTCAAAAGGAGCTGTTCCAGTTGCTTCCTGCCAACCATAATCACCTATTCTAAAAGCAGGTGCACCTGATCTACCAAAACCTGTCATTGCTGTAGCTGGTCCCCAATAAGCGTTATGTACAAATCTAACAGGTGTACCTGCGAATGTCATACCTTTACCCAAGAGATTTTTTCCACTATAATTTCCTAGAATATCTCTACTAGCATTTATAATTGATGTTCCAGGTGCTTTAGCAAATTGTCTAATACCAGCTGTTGAACCAACACCTCCCACTGGTGTACTCAAAAATCCTTGAAACCCTACGTTAGCTGCATTTAAAAAAACATTACCAGCTCCATATAAACTAGGATCTTTATAAAAATTTTTTCCAGAAGTTACAAGATCTCTGCCTGCTTGTTCTACAACTGGTAAATTTTGAAATCCTAAAAGACCTGGATTTTGTTTTCTATCACTTCTCTCATACATCATCGCCTCCTGTGAATTTATATCTTCACCATAATTATTATAAACAGGATTAGGTTCTCCAACTTTATTTGCAAGATATCTAGTTCCTTTTGCAACATCCATTAGTGTACCTGTTGCAATATCACCTACAAAATTTGTTACAGGTGAATACCAGGCATTTGATTTACCTGCTCCAGTAGCATTTCTATAATTATTTCCAAACTCACTTGTATTAAAGAAATTTTTTACAAAGTCATTACTATTATATAGCTTTTGTAAATTTGGTGCATATTGTTTCCAATCTTGTTCTGATGTATAACCTGCACTTCTTTGTGTAATACCTTGAACAGCATTTCTTAATCTGTCATCTGTCCAGTCACTATATTGACCTGGTTTAATTAACCAACCATCACCATAACCAGTCGCACGCAATCCGTTTTTATGAATATATTGCAAAGTTTCATTTAACTTTTGTTCTACTGGATCTCCTGTTTCTGGATTAGTTTGACTATACATTCCATATCCACGACTTGGATCGCTTTCAGGACGTTTTTTCTCAAGATCTACATTTTTATAATATGGACTATTTTTATAAAACTCTTCAGCACCCTGTGGAATAACTACACTTGGACCAACAACTAACGGCAATTTATTTTTATCTGCAAAATTACCAGCCATTCTTTTAGAATCTGTAGTGAAAGCACCTTTTTTATTTGTTTGAAAAACATTTACATCTAATTCATCATAGTATACACAGTTTCCATCTACATTAATTCTTAATCTACCGTTTTCATCTGGAGGACATTGAAACTCTTTTTCTTTTCTATTATACTTAGGTAATTCATCTTTACCACCATACATATATACTTCATCAAAATATTTCCCAAGTTCTTCTTCTGTTGGTTGAACATATTCAATTTCAACACCTTGTGGCGTATACTTAGGTTTACCTGTAGGAGCCATTGGATCTTCAAAATTCCATTCAAGATTACTTGGTGTTTGATAAAACGAAGGCCACGGTTTATTCATGCGCTGCTTTATCCACAATGCTTTTCTTTCTTCATAAGGAAGGTCATCAGCAGAAATAACAATTTCTTGTAATTGTTTAATGTCTTTATAATCTGGAGGTAATGTAGTTGTTGAAGTTAATTCAAAGCCATTAAATGCTTTTGGTAAAAACTTTTTTAACTGCCCACCTTGTTTCTTTTGTTCTATTGCTCCTGCTGTTTTCATTCCCAATCCTAATGTTGTTGCACCAAGCCCTATTTGATTTAAAGATTTTATTAATGCAGGCATATTAAAATCTTTTACATTAACTCCAAAAAGATAACTATGACCTTCTTTTATCATATCTTGTAATCCTTTTTCAATTTCTGGAATATCTTTTTCTGTATAAACTCTATCTCCTTTAATATCTTTTAATTTATCAATTCTTAGTTCATTTTGTACAGCAAATACTTCTTCTTCTGGCATTCCAAAATTATTCTTTTTTATCATTGGGCTCCAAGCTTCACCAGCAATTTCTTTTTCAGCATCTGTAGCTTCAAGTCTAATAGATCTACTGTGGGTTGTTTCATGCAGAGCATCTGTGTATGCAGATGTTGAAGGAATATTACTAGTATATGGTGCATTTTTATTTACTAGTACAACATCATTTAAATCTCCATAACCTCTTGCTCCATATTGACCAGGTTGTTCTCCTAAATACTGTTCTATTGAAAGACTTGGATTATGTTTTAATCTATAAGCTTCATATAATTTAAGTGCTTCTGGATCATCAATAAATCTTGCTTGTTGATTAGTTACTGAAAAATCTGGAAGTTTTACAGCTCCTACTTGTCTAGGTCTAAACGCTTCAAGTTTTGCTCTATTTGCTGGAGACTGAGAAAAAATTGTAGCATCTTGATTTGCTCTAGCAATATCTGCATCTAGTAAAGCATTTGATTCTATTTTAATAGGTTTAAATGTTGAAGGATTAAACTTATAAGCATTTTTTACAGCCCCTTGTGTAAGATATTCACCTACTCTTGGAGCAGCTTTTGCAATACCTTTAATTCCTGCACTAATAGCGGCTTCTAATAATGTACCTACCTCAATAGCTTTTAAAATTTTATCAGCTTCTGCTCTTTTCTTATCTATGTATTCTTGACTGTGTCCAGCACCCTCCATAAACCCTAAATCCTTTCTACGTTTGTTTACTTGTTCTGTGAACTCTCTAGCTTTTTGTTTTTCTTTTTCTGTTCTTGTATCTGGACCAATTGTTGTTCTTGTTCTTGCTGCTTGTTCCTTTTTTTGTTTTAATCTAGCAGCACCAACTATTTCAGCCATTATTCGCTCATTACTCTTAATACCTGTTTGTTGAGCAATATCACCCTGACGCATGGCTTTTTCTTGAGCAGCAATAGACATTTTTAGATCAGCAAGAGTGCCACATTGACCATTAGGTAGCTGAATTTGTGGTTCACCATTTGGACCAGGAGGACATTTGACTTCACCTCTTGTTTGAAACTTAGGTAGTGACCCACCTTTATCATATATATTACCACCAAAAGCTTTATTTTGTTTTTCATTAATATATTGACCAACTTGTGCAGGTGTTATTTCATAATCAGATTGTATATCATAATCACTTGGCGCATATTCAGTTCTTAGTCTTCCACCAGCTGACGTATATTTGTCGTATTGATCGCTTCTTATTAATTGATTTGTTCCAGGTATACGCTTATAATAAATTCTTCCTTCTATTTCAAATGGTTTATTAAATTTATCAGCTATATCACCAACTACAACATTTTTATCCATAGCTTTTAAAATATTTTCACCAACATGCTTATTATTTATTTTAAAATCTTTAATCTTTTGGTAATTTTTTGGAGACATGTGCTTAAATGCAAATTCATTTGCATTTAATTTATAAGTATCTAAATCCCAAATATCATTATACTGAAAATACTGACCTTTATCATCTTCTCCTTTTGTTACAGTGTGCTTACCCATGATCAAGTCTCCAAAAGGCTTAATAAAACTTTCTTCACCACCAACATGTTTTTCTTTTTCATCTTCAGGTTCAGGTGCTCCATATATTTTTACAAGTTCATCAAAATCTTCTTGTGTTATGATTATAGGAAATGCTTCTTTATAATCATTTATTTCAAAAGCACCTTTTTTATATCTAGAAGGACTAAAAGAATTACGTGTTTGAGGTAATCCTAAATAAAGTCTAAAAGCATCATGTTCTGCAGTAGCAACTCTATCATCATAATCATTAAAAATTATTTTACCATTTTCTTTACTATCTTTTCCAGTTAAAGCAAGCGATGCAACTCGCACTGGATCAATAGCATACCCAGCAGTTGTATTTAATTTTCCTAAGTTCAATCTTGTTTCATTAGGATTATAAACACGTTGATCGCTAGTTATACCATATTGTTGCATTTCTTGAGCATCAGTTCCACCCCATCCTGTTGTGTATCTTTTATTACCCCACATAAATTCTTTTTCACCTGCTCTCTTAGCTCTTTCATAAGCTCCTTCAAACGTATATTTTGAATAGTCATCAACACCCCAGTTAAAAGGATTTACATAACTAAGCCAATTTCTATCTTGTCGTTTTGGTCCTGTAACAACTACATCTTCTTCATTTTTTACAAAATCATCACCCATCTTTTCATAGTTCCCTTGCTGAAGTTGACTTTCTGTAGGAACATAGTATTGACTTGGACTAATTGTTGTTGTTTGTGTTGTTTGAAAACCAGTATATCCACCTGGTGCAAATTTTTGTTTTTGACCTCCTTTTTCTTTAAAGAAGTCAAATATATTAGATGCTTGAGGATTATTTTGTTGTTCTTGTAATTTTTCAATTTCTTTTTTAGATAAAACAAAATTCATCCTAAACATGTCGTTCTTAGTAGGATCACCTTCAGGATTAGCTACTTCAGTTGATCTAACTTTATTTCTTAAATTTTGATATAAATTATCACCTTTAAAGTTTTTTTCACCTGTATTCCAATCGTATACATCTGTATAATAAACATCACCTGTTTGTGGATCTGTCCAGTATCTTCCTCTACCAATCGTACTTGCTAATGTAAAACCTGGATTAGACAAACTTTTCCAAACTAATTCACCTTTACCGATTTTTCCTTTATTAAACCAATTTGTAAAATCATCTGCTGAACCATATCCTAATCCACCATAATCTGTATATTCTGTACCTGAATTATCTAAACCAGTTCTTTTTTTAGAGTTTTGAATAACATTCCAAAGAATTAATTTTTGCTCATCTGTCAAAGATTCATTGTTCATTCTAGCATCACCAAATACTTGTTTAGCTAACATTTGAGAAACATTCGCTGGTACAGGCATCAAATTTCTAAATGTATTTGCGCCACTTGCATCTACGTTTGTATAAGTATTATCTTTAAAACTTACTCTTTTATTTTTTGATTTAGTTTGTTTTTTATTTAGTCCTGCAGAATTTTGAATTTGTGTATTTGTAAGTACAACAGGTTTTTGAATATTTGGTCTTGTACTTTCTGCAACAATTCTACTTTCTGGAAACTTCTTTCTTTTTTCTTCTTCTCTTTTTCGCATTTCCATTAAAATAGAAGAAGCTGTTTGAGGTTTCATTGTGGTTGTAAATGTTGTTTTAAAACCACCTGGTTCAAAATTAGTTAATACATCTTTCTTGTAATTTCTCTTACCATATATACCAGCAAAGGATTCGCCACCTTGTTTAGCAGGCATTAAAAAACCACCATTAAAAAATCTAAGTTTAGGATCTACACGCTGTTCAGGTTCAGAACTTTCAAAAATTCTTTTACGAAAAGCATATCCATTATCACCACCTAATTCTAAATTTGGCAATAAACTTCTTTCAGCTGTTTTTTGTTTTGTTAGCTTCTGATGATAATAGTTAGATAATATTGAATCATTTTTTTTCATTACCTTGGAGATTTCAAAAGTTTTTGATTCGATAACTTTAATATATATTTTACATCGCCACTATTAAACTTTCTCATAAACACTCTATTCACATGATGTCTAAATTTCTTACGTTCAATTACTGATTTATTATAATTAACATATAATGGATTAATTGTATATACATAGCCATTAGCTGATGTATTAAACATAGGGATGTTTACAGGATTATACTCACCTCTATTATTTGTTATATCCCAAAATTGATTAAATCTATATTTATTTTCTTCTTTAGAAAATTGAATAGATATTGAATTAGGTGATGTATTAATCCTTGGATATGTAAGCATACCTAACGGATCGTTTTTTGATTTTAAAAAAAGCTGTAGCAATCCTGAAATTTGTTCTGAATTATAAACAACAGCTTGATCAAAATTATCATCTAAAACATGAAATTTATCTTTACAATTATTATGATATTTATACGCCTCAAGTAAATATTCAACACTTCTTACTGTGTTCACTTGTTGACCTGTCGCTGATATAAATTCAACTTCAAATGGATACGATACACCATAAAAATTACAATAGCTATTACATGTAGTATTATGATACCAAAGCGTATTATTCTTAGCTGTTAAAAAATGATTTTTTGTTGGTATTACAAAAGTAGGTACCCAATCATGAAAACTTATCCACGCTTCAGCTTTTGTATCATAACTAGCCGTCCAACTTGCATCTTCAAAATACGTTGTATTTGTAAGTGCAATTTGCGTAGTGGCATTTAAATAAAAATTACCATCTAAATCATATGGTTCACCTGTATCAGGATGTTGGTATGTTAAAGTAACTTTAGGTCTAAAGTCTCTTTTGGAAAGATACAAAACTTCTGTGACATTATCATATATCATTGTAATACCAACACCTCTTACTATATTATCATACAATGGATAATTAGGGAACTGTAGTAACAACTGAGATGGTAAGTACATAGAAAACCACCAACGCATACCTGTTGCTGATATTTCTTTCATTCTACCTGTATATTGAAAAACCTTACCTTGATTTTGACTTACCCAAAATACACCTTTTGTTGTATTCACTGAAGCATATCTACTTTGATTTGATCCGTATTCAAAAGGTGCATCTGTGTTTACAATTGATTGTAATTGGTTTTGACCAGTTTCAAAAAGCTTACCATCACCAACAGTTATCTTTGCATTTGAACCATCAAGTTGTAACTCTTCCACACCCATAAATGACAAAGGACTTTCAGTTTGCATCATAAATAATGCACCTGTTTTATTTATAGGTTTTATAGATGTAACACGAGCTATAAATTCTTTATAGTTGTTTACCAAAAAAGCTCTCCAATTATCTTTCTTACTATCTATTTGTTGAGGTAATGAATATATAACTTTATTTGCACTATACTTATAGCAATTTGCTGAAATAAAAGGATCATAATCTCTAGGTAAAACATTACCCCATGAGATATTACTATTGAATAGTTTTGAAACACTTAATGAGTAATCATATTTATAATAGTTTCCATTCTTTATAACATCACTTCTAAACATTCCATTATAATCAGTAAATCTGTAAAGATCATAATGTCTCTTAGAAACCTCTATTTCCCAATCTCTATATGCAGTATTTACTTCTGATTCACAATAAAAAACTCTAACACCTGAATTAAACAAATAAAAATAACCTCTTGCAACATAAAAAGTACCCATAAATATATCGTCCAATCTTCTAAAACTACCTGCTGTTTGCCAAAGTTGCCCATGAAGAAATTGTGTGTTTGCCCAGAATCTAGGCCATGGTACATTTGCATATTTTGTGTAATCAATATCTGAACCAGCTCCTTCAAATTCACCCATTAACCATGTATTAAAAAAGAACATTGTATTCTTTTCAGAGAAAGGATTTATGTATGTATCCCCACCAAATACTGTTTCAGTTGTTCTATATTTAATAATTGTTGCATTAGGTTGAGTTATATCTAATGTAAAAATACAATTAGAAATAGGTAGTTGTTTTACTGTTTCTAACTGACCATACTGACTTGGTAAAGCATACTTTAATGCACCATACCATGACGATATATTACTTTTAATTTGTGTTTCTAATTCTGAACGACCTGCACCATTTACTTCTGATTTAAGAAAACGACTGTTATCTGAAATTGTAGGATCAGCTATATCTGCAGCAGCAGTACCATTAGTTACATCAAGTACAACATATCTACTTCTAAATAAATTATTTATTTGATATTGTGTATTAAATTGTTGTATACCATTCCCTACATAATATGCTGAATTGATTCTTCGTCTTTGATTACCAGCAATATTATTAGGTTTTATTTGATCATAAATACCGTATGAATCATACTGACAAGAATATTGTCTATATGGTATTAAACCAATTATAAGTTTATAAAATTGCTCTTGAAGTGTCATTTGTTGATAAACAAATAAAATAAGTTGTAGAGCAACATTATAACCATTGATAGCATCATTTGCAAGATTTCTTTCTTTTGTTGTAATAGATGAGCTTGTAGCATTATCATCACCATCAATGTTCCAAAAACCTTCACCTGTTTGTGGTGTACTAATTGCACCTCCACCTATTTGATTACTAAACGTAGTAAAAGATCCATATACTTGTGCTTGCAATCCAAAATTACCACCACTAAGAGCATCACCTTTAATTTCTAAAGGTTTTTGATGACCATAATTTACATCATAACGCTTCTTTAAAAATATATTTTGATTAATATTTACTTCATTATCATTAGCAAAATTCCAATCAAAATCAGGACCATGTTTACCAGCTAATGCAGTAAATAAACTAGTAACTCCTACAAAACGTGATAATAGTGTAATAAAATCACTTAAAAAATCAGAAATAAATTTAAACTTAGGATGCTTGTACGGTATCTTAAATTGACCATAAGCATTACCATGATGTTCTGAATATATTTTTAAATCATAAAGTGAAAGATATGGATTACTAAAACTTACATCAGGACTATGAAATGAAAATATATTTCTTCTATATTCACTTAAAAGAGGTGTTGTTGCAGTTCTTATAACACCTAATGATGCTGATCCTGTAAGAGCACCTAAAGCAAATCTATTATATGTTTCAGCATCCTCATACGTAGGTGTTAAATATGGATCTGGTCTAAGATCGTTATATGGATAATTTTGATATAAACCTTTTAATGGATTTCCTGGTATTGGGTATTCTCTCATGTTGTTAAGAAGACCCTTTGCTAAAATAGTTTTATTACCTTCTCTAGATCCACGTAATATTTGATATCCAACAATTGATTCTATTGGTTGACCATTCTCATCTAAGGGCCATGAAATATTTTCAAACTCTACACCAAGTAAAACAATTTTTGAAGCATTTGTATTATGAATATTTAATAAAGGACCTCTTGTTTCATCAGGCATTTTATGATGTCTGATTGGTTTACCACAAAGATTTAAAGGATTACCTGGTGTTGCAGGAAAACTATTCCATATGTTTGGTTTATCTGCTGGATAGTTTTCTGTTGATTGCCAATAAGCCATATCACCTCTTGCTACTTCTACTCCACCGTCTGTACGAATTACAGTTGGTACAGTTGGTGTGTATGTTGCTGTATTTTCTACACTCCATCTTGGACATAAACCTTCAAAACAAGAAACATTTTGTGTATCACTCACTGTTGATGGACGTCCAGGTATATGGTATGAATCACTAAACTCACCTGTATTATATACAAATCGTATAAAGAAAGCATACTGCTCATCTCTCATATAACCAACATTGTTATTACCTTGAAAGTAATAATCTGCTGGATATTCAATTGCAACCCATTTAGCTCTAATTTGATTAGCTAAAGGTTGATAATTAAATTTAAACTTACTATACACTCCTGTACGTAATAAATAATCACCTACAGCATATAGTGCATCAGATTTTTCAACAGGTTCTGTTCTCAATACCACTTGAGAAATTGGAACATCTACAAACTCTGGATTCCATCTATCAACATAAATTGTACCTTGAGATGTAGAATAGTAACCTATTCTTTTTGCTACTGTTTGCTGATTTATGTTAGCTAATATAACTAACTCAAATTCATCAAAATCTTTATCAATGTTTGTAATATTAATTGTTAAAGAACAAGCCGTATTTTGGTTATCAAACAAACCTTGAACTTGAGTCAATCCAATATAATCTGTAAACCTCACTTGATTAACAGTATATCCTATACAAGCTTGATAAGATCCATTTGGAAGAGTACCAGCTAGCCTTCCTTTTGATATTCTAATACAAGGGTGTGTTAATAAAGGGGCAATTCTAATTGCCTCACAGTCTAAAATTCTTAGACCTGGGTTTAAACTTGTTGGAGATGTATCAAATGTTCTAACTCTACATCCATTAGGAAAGGTGTCTACATATTTCCATGGTACATCATCAATATTCATTGTTCTTGTAGGATTTAAACCATCATCCCAATAAATAATTGTACCACAATCATACCTAATGCGATTCGCTGCTGTAATTAAATTTGTTGTTTTAAAATTTAAACAATCATCATTAACTATTTTTTCATATTTACAAAGAGATTCTGTAAACTTTCCTATCTCTGATTTTGTGTTATTTGTCATAAATAACACCCATTCATCACCAGCAATATGTGTTGCACCTATCAGTGTATAAGGAAGATCAACGCATTTTATATTAGAAGGTTCATTTCCAATAACCCCCATTTGACCATCATGTGAATTATTTACAGCATTGCGCGCATGCGTGTATAACCCATCACCTACAAATAATTCATTGTAGTCTTTGAGCATACCTTTGTTGAAAGTGTTTGTAGTAATGTCGCTTGTACTACTACTACTACTATCTACACTTTCATCATCGTCATCAGTCTTACGTTTTTTGCTTTTAGCCATGTTTTACTTGTAATTTCTTCTTATCAAGAAACTTATATATTCTACCTGTTATATGCCCTGCTAACCAAGCCTGAGCTTCTTCATCGTTTATAGATCTGTCTCTAGTTACAGCTTTAACAGCATGATAAACTTCGTGACCAATTGTGTTATGACTTAGATATTTAACATCAACCAATAGATAGTATTTATCTATGTCAATCGATAACATCATTCCTTCACTTTCACCTGCATCTCTTGGACCTCTTAAACCATGTTTTTTATACACCTTCTTTGTCTCCACTTTTAATTGATCTGTTACAATTAAAGTGAGGCTACAACTATAAGTTTCTAACTTAATAGTGTGCGAAGTTTTCATAATTAAAATGGTTCAACTGACTTAAACATATCGTAATACTTAGAATACATTGCTTTTCTATTAGTTTTCCAAAGTGTATACATCTCTGAAAAATTTGGTGTATTTACAATAGTTAATGCGTTGTTTCTTGCAGCTCTTACTCTTGGTTCAAGCAATTGTATTTTTTGAGCAACATCTTCTCCATTAATAAATAAGTTTTCAAGAATGCGCTGTTTAATAGCATATTCATAGTATTCATTAATCATTGGGTGATCAACAACTAAAAGATTACCATCATCATCCTCAAGTGTACCCTCGTATGAAATAAATACTTTACGATCAGTTTTTAAATTTACTACACCATAATCTGGGTAATCTTGATATCTTGGAACATCCATATACTTTTCACCAAGATCTATATATATAAAACCATTCTTTATAAAAGCTGATTTATATGTGTTATCTGTTGCATCTTTTTTACCAGAGGATGGTGAAACACCTATTCTTTCAACAAGATTATATGTTCTTGTTTCAAATTTTCTTTTTTCTACAACTTGTACAAATATTCTTTCTCCTGTTTTGCATTCTACAGTGTATGTATGCTCACACCCACAAACACTCTCCTGTGAACCACATCTACCACATCTAGGTAAAACAACATTTTCAGTTTGTCTTCCAGAAAGAACTTCTCTTGTAACGGTGGTGTCACTACATAAGTAGGCATAATTTAATACATAGAAATCATCAGGAAGTCTAGATTTACCATGGCTCAGATCTAATACAACTTCTTTTGTACCATGAATACGCAATCCTAAATCATAATTAACCCGTTGTACAACTTTGATTAACTGACTTGGTTCAATAAAACCTTCCAAACTATACGTAGTAAAGTCAGCGGCAACTTCATTTAGTAACTGATCGAGTGTTCTATATTTTAATTCGGTGTTCATGTTGTTGCACTATTTTGTTTATCAATAGCTGTATCAGGTGGTATTTGATAAGTCATCATCAAATCTTTCATTACTTGAGCTTCTAACTCACCAAACAAGTAGTCTGGAATGTTAAAAGATTGATCTTGTCTAGTTATGCAATCATCTTCTTTACATGTCCATAAACTAATATCATCTTCAAAAATTCCTTCTATTCTAACAGCATCCCATTCTAAGTTTGGAAAGTATAAGTAATCATCTAAAAACCAATAGTATTTAGCTTTATTATATTTAAATGTAGATCCATTAGATAACCTAACATAGTTTGTAGATGTAGTAGGTTGTAAAATATCAGAGTTGTCAATAGATGTAACAGCTCTAATAAGAGGACCAAAATATCCTTGCATAAAAACAGGAAGTTTGTCTTTTGTACGTTTAATTGTACAATCTGCTTTTATACCTGCACAACAACCTTCCACTTTATCTACTTCTACAAGTTCTACACAATCAAGAGTTTGCATAGCTGAAGAAAAAACCATTAGTTTATTCTTGCTATCTTCACGTTTCATTAACCATTTTGCATGCTTTATTACAAATGAATAAAGCATACGATCAGTCATAAACGCATCTTGTTTGTTCGTTTTTAACTGATTACGCAAACGTGATAGAACATCTCCAATTGTAACTCTAGCCATTTTAATCTAAATTAAATTCGTCATAATTTTGAAGTAAATCTTCAATTTCTATTTTTCTTTCAGAAGCTATTTTATCTTTTCTAAAAATCTTACTCACCCTAACCATATTATCTACAAGAACATATTTTTTCCAATCTTCTCTGTAAGCTTTTCCAAGACTTCTAGTAAAATCTCTCACTCCTTTAAAACCCCACAAATCATGATTTTTAAATCTATATTTAGTTTCATAATTTGTATAAAATATCTTTGCTAAATGTTGATCTGATTCCCAATTTTGATTCTGAAGTACAAAACCGTATTTCTCACTTTTCTTAAAATCAACATTACTTTTCTTTTTAGGACAGCTACCAATAAATATATAACCTAGTTGTTCAGGAAGTTGTATACCATTTCTATCATTTAACGCAGTTTCCCAGATAAGACCATTAAAAGTTGATATTATATTTTTAAAACTATTTACAGATAGATTATTATACTTTGGGTTTTCTTCCAAAAATTTATTATAAAAATCTGTATTAGTTAAATTTAACTTTTTAGGTCTGTAGCGAGGCGCTGTTAAGTCTGGCTTTTTATATTTTTTTGGCACAATCTTACATTATTAATTTACAAAAAATCTACGAAGTTTCCTAAGTAAACTTTAATTGTTTACATTATACGTAAATTCAGATATTTTTCCTTTTTCAATATCATGCACTTCCATAACTGCTTGGCGTTTAGAACCAGTATATTTGTTGTGGTAATGCCAGTAGTCAGTAGAACAAAGGCTAGGAAGATGTTTAACAGCAAAACCATTGGTTTCATTTTCACTGACATATTCTGTTGTTTTTTTAGAATGAAAGTGTCCTGTGTAGCATGTACGATACTTTGTTTTGCCCCAAGAAATTGGAAACTCAGTTGCATAAATAAGTGGCGTGTTCTTTTTATTAACATCACCGTGTTCAAAAGCAAAAAAGTTGTGACCATACACCACAACTTTTCTTTCTGAATATTCTACATCAAAATAGATTGAGTAGTCTTCCTTATCAAAACACTTAGATAGTGCGTGAGCCAAATGGTAAGAACTAAGTCGATCGTGATTACCAGGAACATAAACTACATGAAGATTTTCACAAAACTGTTTAAGATAGCATATAGACCAATATAAAGAATCAAATGCTTTTGTATATGCTTCATGAGCACGCAATTCATTGTTTACTGGAGTACCTGATGTTGTTGTACCATTAAAAGTATCCATATTTAAAAGATCGCCACCAATTACGTAAACAATTTTGTTTAGTTTATGAGACATATATGCTCTATGTACAAGATCTTTTATAGCTACTTTAAAGTTTTCTACTATATCATCATTATGCTCTTTACCAAAGTGCAAGTCTTGTATTGATAAAATACTAACAGTGTCGTTTTCAAACTTATTATTTAGGTATATTTCACCTGTAACTGGTTGATAATCAGGCTGAAAATTAGCTATTACATCAGCTAATATATCTTTTTGATCCTTTTTTATAGCTGTGACAAAAGCTGATATATGCCAACCATCATGCTTTTGCTTATTCCAATAGTTACTTAGTTTCCATTTAGTTGTATCTATTTTAAGGAGTTCTATTATTTCTTCTGCAGTCTTTGGCTCTACAGAAAATACTCCTTTTATCTCAGCCTCACCTTTGTTTAAATCTTCTTTAACTTCTGTAATTCTATCTTTAATTACTGGTTGCAAATCAATATCAACCCACCTTGTTCTTAAAATTTCTTTTTTGATTTCTTTGTACTTTTGTATAGAAATACCTAATTTTACAGAACAGTAGTAGTCTGATTTTTTCCACTTAAGTGAGTTTTTAACTTGCTCGTGAAGATTCATATGTTAATGGGTTTGTTTAATAAAATTAACATTTGTTTTTTAAATAAAAAAATATAGCCCCAACGTAGACACGCCAGGGCTGTTTGTCAGGATGAAACCAACAAAACCTGACTTTTTTATTCAAAAGATATATCAAAAAAGTTACCTCTTTGTTTTATATCATCTGTGTTAATTCCTTTGTAATTTAAAAAAGGAATAACATCTATATAAAACTGTTCTTGATCTTCTTTCCAACCTGGGTGAAAAGAAATATGCATTGGTACATTTAAATCCCAAAGAACTGATTTTTCTTTCAGCAGTTCTTGTTCATGACCTTCAACATCTATTTTTATAACAGAGATATTACTTTCAGATAGGTTATATTTTTCTAAAATTTCTTTAATTGAAATACAATCAACTGATATTAAATTTTCTGTAGCTGAATCTCTTGTAATACTTTCCCCTAAAACAGCAGAACCTAATTGTAATTTAGTTTTTGTAGAAACAGCTTTGTCTTCTAAAATAATATTTGATATATTATTTAATTTAATATTTTCTACAAACTCTGCATGAGCAACTGGATCAGGTTCAAAACATATACAGTTCTTTGAATATTTTGAAGCTACTAATGATATAGGACCTATCCACGATCCTATATCTATAAATGTTTTATTTTTATCAAGTTTTGGAACAATAAAATCAAAGGTTGATTGTTCCCACCAAGAATAATGATCTAACCAAAATTTTGTTGTAACTGGTGTATTTTGTACATTAAATTCCAAACCACCTTTATTTACCTTATGACTCATATTAATAGTTGATTTTAATTTGGTTCCCCAACATGATATACTTGATGCTGCAGTGTTTAAATAATATTTCCATTCATCTGTAATATTTTCATCTGTTAAATACCACGGTGTGTGTTTTATACAATATGGTTTATCTAATCTTAAGGCATCATATGCAAAACCAGAAAATGGTCTATATAAAGCAAATGTTGTATCAATATGAGCATCCCATCCAATATCTTTTCTGTTTATCCAATACTTACTTTCCCATTCTCTTGCTTGCCTTCCTATTTCTGTTTCAGGTAAATCACTTATATCTAATGAAAATCCAACTTTAAAAACATCAGTGTTTTCTAAAACATTAATCATTTTATCAAGCCAATCATTTGGAACGTCATCATACAAGCAATCTGAATCAGCTATTATAAAATAGTTATCGTTAAAGTAAGGTCTTAATTGATCACCCCATACAGAATGGGGACCATTATTTTGACTAGAATAAACAACAGTTACACCTGAGTTATTATAATATTCTAATAATGGAGGATATGTAGATTGCTGATCAAAAATTACAATCTCAATTCTTGGTTCTTTTAAAAGAAAGTTAACAGCGTTTTTTAAAGAACTAATGAGATTTCTATTGACAATAAATGCTTTAATCTTTTTCAAGAAAATCTTTTAAAAGTTGTTTATAATCTTGTTCCCAATGTGGGTTCAAATATACATCACCTGTAGGAACATAACCTAACTTACGCATGTATTCAACATGTTCACTATGTCTTTGTATCACATTTGGTCTGTCACTAGTATCTGTACCTGCACCACTCATATGATAACTTCTACCTCCCCACATATAAAACCAACTCACTTCATTGTCTGGTGGAGCAGCAAATACAACATTTTGTGAATTATATCGAATATTCATTACAAATGTCATATCATATCCTGCATTCTCATGTGGATGTTTTCCAAGATTTTCCCAAATTCTTTTACTATAAACAATGCCTGAATTACCTAATCCTGTAATATCAGTAATTGCTTTATTGTTAAAGAAAACTCCACGATGCCAGTGTAAAAGATCTGTATCTTCTTTAAAATACTTTGCAATATTTGTTAGATGATTTGGAAGTGCAACATCGTCATCGTCCCAAACTGCAATTATATTAGATGAACATTGACTTACAGCAAAGTTTTCTTTTTCACCAATTGTTTGAAATGTGTAATCTAAATTATAAATTTTTATTTCAGGATGGTCAAAGATTAATTTTTGTAAAGGGTAATCGTTTACAATAATCATTTCTTTTTTACCAGGATAGTCTTGATTAATAAAAGAATAAATACTTTCTTCTAATAAATCCACTCTACCATACGTTATACATTTTGCAGATATAAAAGGATAATTCATATAAGCGCTGATGTTTTAGAAGTGTTAATAATTTCTTCAGCATACTTATATGAACAAAAATCTTTATTAAGATTTTGAATTTCTATATCATATGGTAATACTAATTGATACTTGCCTTTAAAAAATAAATCAGTTCTGTCAGAAGTTACACCTGCATTATGAAATATAGGATGTTTATCCCATTCACTAACTGGAGATGTAGCCCAAGAAAAAGAAAGTTTATTAGTTACTAATACTTGCTTATCCCAAAACCAAAGATTCCAAAGAACTGCCCACATATCAGCACACCAAATTTGTAGTTCATGATATGAAGGATCTAATGCTTTATCTTTATCAATTTCATGTGTAATTAATCTAAAAAGATTTTCAGCATCATAATATACTTTTTTCCAAAACTCTGCAGGAATTCCTTTTAAAATATATTGTGCTCCACCACTATTTTTTTCTTGCTCAATAATGTATTGTTTATTAACATTAACTATATCAGCCATAAAATCAAGATACTTTTCACCTTTAGATCTAACATAGTTTGCACCAATATAACTTACAGTATCGCTTACATAACAATTATCATCTTCAAGAAGTCCTTTAAAATCTAATGGTTTTGCAAAAATAATATCGCAGTCATGATAGAAAATAGTTTCATGTTCTAATTCAGGATGCTGCAACCAATGCTTGTACAAAACATGGGGACGTATACTGGATATATAACAAGGTTTTTGCCTGTTATCTGGATAAAAATAAAATCTCGTATCAGTGTATTTTGCTGCAAGTTTTTGCCATTTTTCAGAAACATGTCCATGGTGCCCACATACAATTTGAATATCTTTTGGATCTACACCATTTCTAACAAAGTTATTAATCATAACTTCTACTTGCCATGTATAATAATCTATGGCAGGTTGTACGCATAAAAATTTCATAAATGTTGGTTTTTTTACAAATATATTAAATAAATTAACAATATCCTATTGCTTGTACAAATGATGTTCCTCCAAAAATACCACCTTGAAAACATACAGTATTACCAGGCGCAAGTGAAAAGTTATTTGACCAGTTAACACAATAATCTGACCAACCACTTACACTTACAAAAAAAGTAGATGTATTTAAATATTCAACAGATGGTGCAACTACATATGTAGGAGAAGTGCTAGTAGAACCATCTGTAAAAAATACTCTTAATCTGATTTCAAAAAATGTTGCAACTGGAGGAGTAGCATAAAGACTAAGTATATTACATATATTTAAAAAACCAGATTGTACATTAGTTGCAGCAGGACTGCTTTGTGTCCAACTTAACCAATTTTGTTGTCTATGATCTAGAAATACAGCGCTAACACATTTACAATTATCACCTAAAAGACCCCATAGAATTGTTTGATTACAACCACTTCCCCCAAAAGGTGCTGATGTAACAGTTGCTATTGTAGCGCCTGGATAACAAGTTCCACCTGGATTTCCTGAAATAAAAGGTGTGCAAGTATTTGTACCTGAAACACATGCGGGTGCAATTGTTGTAGTGCTGGTAGAAGTAGTTGTTGGTGGACCTGTCACCACAAAACTATTAGATGCAGGACAAATTCCACTTACACTCACAATTCTTAACTGAACAAGAGATCCTATTGGTATTTGAAAAGGTAACACAGTTGATGAAGATAAACAACCTGTACCTCCTACCACATTATTCCAAGGAGTCCAAGATGTACCTGTACCACTTGTATCAGCTCTAAATTGAACTTGAGAACATGTGTTACAACCTACTGTTGGAATTGTGTAATTTATTTGAACAGTTTGACTACCCGTGCCACCACCTGATATTGAACGAGCATCAGTAATTGTTGGAGAACAGCATATTGGAGGAGCTAACGTAGTAGTTGTACTAGTTGATGTTGTGCTAGTAGTCGAAGTGGTAGTCGAAGTGGTTGTAGTAGATGTAGAAGTTGTTGTTGTAGTTGGATTACATACCCCTCGATTTAATGCTTTAAAACCATAAGGATCAGGAAGATTGCTATTAGGTACATTTACCCATAAATTAGATACACAACTTAAAATACAACTAGCTGGGTAAGGACCAGCTAAGGGACTATAAGCTACAATAGCTGATGGTGCAAATGGAGGTGTTAAAGATGTGTTAGTTGCATAAGCAACAACCCACGCACCTCCTGGCAGATAAGTAGAACTATTATCCCAATATATGTATAGTACTTCAGGATCTGGTGGATCAACAATAAATTTATACCACACCTTACCATTTACGAGTGTTGTCTCAGGGAATAAACTTTGTTCAATATTACCAAAGTTTTCTGAAAATGCATAAAAACAAATATTTTCTGGACATTTTCCTAACGCACTACTGCATACTGCAGGTGTTAATGCATTATTACAATCAGGAGTCCATTGATTAGTTGAACTACTTATAGGTAAAGCGTTACCACCATTATCAAGTGTTTGAAAAATTGAACCTGCTCCTAAACCATCTATATCCCAAACCCATTTATTAATAGAAGGTAGCCAATAAACAGCTAAACTAGTTGCATAACCATACCACACTTTACCATTATATAAAACTGGTGATGTACCGATTGGTAAATCTTCATAACCTAGACCACCTTGTTCTGCTGCAACTATAAAACACATTGTTGGATCAATAGTAGTTGTAGTTGTTGTGGAACTAGTTGTTGTGGAGCTTGTTGTAGTGCTTGTGCTACTTGTTGTTGATGTTGATGTAGTAGTACTTGTTGTTGAAGTACTAGTAGATGTAGTAGTACTAGTTGTTGAAGTAGTAGTTGTAGTGGGGCAATTTTCTAAAAGTGAAGAATCTATAAACCCTACACTTGTTCCACCAACTACTTGTGGTGTCCATAATGGAGGATTTATACCATTAGTAACTGGATATTGTGCTGTTGATGGAAGTGTTTGAATTATTCCACCAAATGATGAATCTTCATGAACCCACTGTGTACCATCATAATACACTCTTCTTAATGGAGAATTGTCAAAAACATATTGAGGTTTACCATTTATTTGAGAAGCATTACCGCCTGATGATAATTGTATATTATAAAAACAAGCATTACCTACACATTCTATATATAAATTAAAACATATATTAGGAAATACAGTAGTTGTGGTCGTAGTAGAAGATGTTGTAGTTGTTGAAGAAGTTGTACTACTTGTGGTGGTGCTAGTTGATGTACTGGTAGTAGTAGTTGGTAAAATAATTGGTATATTACAACTACTAGTATTTGACGTAGCTATTAAAGCTATTACACCTGGTGATACATCAACTAGCATGCCTGCTAACAAATCTGCTGTATTTACAACAGATGGGTTAACAGTACCGCCAGCAGGTATTGTAGATAAAGTCATCGTTGGACCAAATCCAGAACCAAGAGGACCATTTATTTGTACAAATACAAACATACTTTATATAAATTAAGAAATCTTCTTAACAAAAATTCTAGTTGGTGTATTATTAGCATCTGAAGGGAATGGTGACTGTGCACTTGGGTTCATACAAACACTATAATAACCAGCAGCTGTTACTTCAAGTATAAGTGTAGCATTAATTATCTGATCAGCAGCTGCAGCTTCAACTGATTTATAATCATTCAAAAGAGTAATTGAACTCATTGCTCCACCTGATGTAGTAGAAGAAGATACTCTTACAAGGATATCAACATTACTAGTAAAATCAAAAAAGTGAATTTGAGTAGTTATCTCATAAATACCAGGTTGCTTAAAATGAATACGAGCTCCTTGGTTAGCATTAGTTCCAGCTACAGATCCAGAATTAACAAGCTCAAACACATCTGTATTTGTGTTAAATAGTACACTGTTCCATGGAATGTAGTTATCTATTCCATTTGTCATATTACCATATTGAGCACTTGTAGGATAAGCTCCTCCTGATCCAGGGTTAACCCAGCTAAATCCAGCTGAAGGAGTTGTGAAGTTCTCTTTTTTCACCCTGTAGGTGGTTGCTCCTGTACTGTCATTCATTACAATTTCAGCACCCTGCGTGTTCCCAGTAAATAAAGGAAGAGCAGAAATTTTTACGTTAGGCATAGTTTTTAAAATTTAAAAGTTAAAATATTTAGGGTTATACAAATATAATATAATCTATTGTTCTGTTATTAACAAATCATTGTTTTCAGCTTGAAGCTCATCATTTAATTCAGTTGATATAAAGTTACTAGGATCTGCAGTGGTAGTAGTTGTAGTACTAGTAGAAGTTGTACTTGTTGTAGTTGGAGTCGTACAAGTACCATCAATATATTCAATTTCAACAGCATCTGTACTTGAAATTGTTAAAGATGATGTTGTATAATTTCCAGTACCTATAACATCTATACACTCAACTATAACACTGTTAATTTTAATATTAAGTTTTGATGTAGGTGCAGCTGTTCCTATATTAATAGTCAAAGCACCAACATAACCACCATGAACACCTTCTGCAGTTTGACCATTTGTAACAGGTAAACTACCTACTGTTATAATATACCAAGAAGGTGTAATATTATCTAAACTAGATCCTGCAGATGTATTATTAGTTACAAACAAACTTCCAGAAGGTAATGTTGTTGTGGTTGTAGTACTAGTTGTTGTGGTCGTACTAGTTGAGGTAGTCGTTGTTGTAGTAGGTTCCTCTGTAGTAGTTGTTGTTGTACTAGTTGTAGACGTTGTTGATGTCGTAGTAGTAGTAGGCTCTTCTGTAGTCGTAGTTGTAGTACTTGTTGTGGTCGGTTCTTCAGTTGTCGTAGTAGTTGTTGAAGTAGTTGTAGTTGTGCTTGTGGTAGTTGTAGGACATATTGATTGCTCTATAACTAAATCTTCATCATTCTCAGCAGTTATGGAATCATCTCCTTCACTTGCTAACAAACATAAAGTAGCAGGATCTATTGTAGTAGTTGTAGTTGTACTGGTTGTAGAAGTAGTGGTAGTGGTTGGCTCCTCTGTAGTAGTAGTGGTCGTACTAGTTGAAGTAGTCGTAGTTGTAGGTTCCTCTGTGGTTGTAGTAGTTGTAGAAGTTGTACTAGTAGTAGGTTCTTCCGTAGTCGTAGTTGTAGTACTGCTACTAGTAGTAGTTGTGGTAGGTTCTTCTGTTGTAGTTGTTGTAGTAGAAGATGTTGTTGTACTGCTAGTAGTAGTAGTTGTTGGTGCACAAGACTGACAATCGTTAGGGAAACCTGATAGCAAACATCCAACTTCACATGGGGTAGTTGTTATATCCCCAGTTATATTAATTGGTGTTCCAGCAAGAACACAAGCTGTTATAGTGATGTTTGTTCCTATTATACCAATAGTATCTGGAGTTCCGTTACATTGTATATAATCTATATTTCCTCCTACTGTAGGGCCTGAAGTAAAGCTATAGCAGAAGCAACAAGACTCAGCTACAATATTATCATCATTCTCAGCTGTTATAGGATCATCACTTTCAGTAGATATGAAACACAATGTAGCTGGATCTAACGTGGTAGTAGTCGTAGTGCTTGACGTTGTGGTAGTACTAGTTGAAGTTGTAGTAGTGGTGGGTTCTTCAGTTGTTGTAGTTGTAGTTGTCGGCTCCTCAGTAGTAGTAGTAGTGGTTGTAGGTTCCTCAGTAGTAGTAGTAGTGGTAGTACTTGTACTTGTTGTAGTAGTCGAAGTAGTAGTTGTACAAGTTGTTACAAAACTTTTTGCTCTTACATTTCCTAAAGAATCTGTAAATGCTATCCAATAAGTTCCTACAGCAACACCTCCTTGTGAATATACTACAGATGTACCAACTGTCCAACTAGTATTAGATAATGCTGCAGCTTCACTTGTAAACCAAAAATTACCAAAAGCATAACCTGTGCCTGAACCTCCTGTTGGGTTATTTGCTGTAACCTCAATTGATTGAGTTGCAGCATTTACGCATACTACAGATACTATATCAAAGTCTAATGGACAAGGTGATTGTTCTATAGCTAAATTATCATCATTTTCCCCTGTTATAGGATCATTCCCTTCTGTAGCTATCAAACAAAATGTAGCAGGATCTAATGTTGTACTAGTTGTTGTCGTTGTTGTGCTAGTGGTACTAGTTGTAGTAGTAGACGTTGTAGGTTCTTCAGTTGTTGTGGTCGTTGTAGTACTTGATGTTGTTGTTGTCGTAGGTTCTTCTGTGGTTGTCGTAGTTGTACTAGTACTTGTTGTAGTAGACGTTGTAGTGGTGCTTGTGCTACTTGTAGTTGTAGTTGTACTAGTAGTAGTTGTCCCAGGACTATCACATAATAAACCAAATGCAAAGTTAGTTCTGTATTCACTATATGTAGCCTGAATCTGAATTTGTGTATGTGTTCCGGGAAACTGTACAATACCATAACCTTCATTACCAGATATAGTGTAACTATTAGATCCAAATACTACACCGCTGTCTCCCACTGTAAGGTCTGTTGGTGTAACAGCACAAGGTCCAGCAGCATTAAATCCACATCCAGGAAGTTCAATAAATGGTACATTAGGTTTAAACAACTGCTGTGTTACAGGGCTACCCAAAGACCATATACCAAGAATAGGATCAGCAATTGGTGATGAGAAATTAAAGGTGATTGTCACTATTCCAGCAATATTACCTTTAATATAGTATGAATTACCACTTGGTGCAACATTACCATAACTTGTACAAGTAATACCATTAGTACATTGTACAGGTTCAACACCTGTGGGATTAAGAGGATCAAATCCATCACCAGGACCTGCAGGACCATTGGTAGACATTGTGATACCAATTATACCTTGTTTAGCAGTATTTATAGATCCTTCAGTATAATTATCACCAACATTCTGCCATACAATTTGACAAAGTGTAGTAGTAGTTGTTGTTACAGGACATTCTTCAGTTCTAAGTTGATCATCATTTTCTGCTGTAATTGGTTCATCAGCTTCAGTAGCAAGTAAACAAATATTGTTTGGATCTTCAGTAGTAGTAGTTGTAGTAGAAGATGTAGTAGAAGATGTTGTAGAAGATGTTGTAGGGATTGTACCTGTACCACCACCATTGCTACAAGGATCTTCTGTAGTTGTAGTTGTAGTGGATGTTGTTGTAGTAGTAGACGTAGTTGTTGTAGGACAAGCACTTGCATCACCACTTCCTGGAACAGTACAAGGTGGTTCATATATACATAAATCAAATGTACCAATTTGACCACTCGATGGTCCACCATACCCCCAAAATCTTACATAAATTGTATCGCCAGATGTTAATCCTGTTAAATGTATAAACGGCATTGATGAACCTGATACATCGTCAACACAATAAGTTTGTGTAAGAGATTGACAATCTGAACCTTCGTAAATTGCTAAAGCACCATCTGTAATTTGATTTGCTCTTGTACTTACAAGCACATTACCGCTGGCAGGAACTATAAATCTTAACCATAAATCATGACCTAAATAATTTCCACAAGTTGGAATTGGTAAAGATGCACCTATACTAGGAGTTGTATATGTTGTATAAACACAATTACACTGAACTGGAACTAATGTTGAAACACAAGCATTTGTTCCTGGTTGAGCTGTTGTAGTAGTTGTAGTTGAAGTAGTACTTGTTGTTGATGATGTAGTACTAGTACTTGTTGATGTAGATGTAGTTGTCGTTGAAGTAGATGTGCTAGTAGTTGATGTGGTAGTGGTTGTTGTGGATGTAGTTGTAGTGGTACATCTTAGATTTAGTTTATCTAATATAATATCTACAACTTCTTGAACATTCATTCCTTTTTTTACACCAGCGCAATCGTAGTCACTTCCATTATAAACAATACACTCTGACTCAACAATAATATCACATTTTTGAGCATCAGGACATATAGTTGTTGGGCATGGATATGTTTTACCGTCTTGTGGACAGCAACAAGGTAAATTATTATATGAGCAACTACAACTGCAAGACATTATTAAATTATTTAAAAGTTACTGTAGCTGTAAAACTACAATTTAGTGGTGGTAATGTTGTTTTACAATGCGGCAAGTTTTTAATTACATTTTCTAATATTATACAAAGTGAATCACCATCTTTTAAACCATAACATTCTATATTAGGTCCGTGATATTGAATACACTCACAATCATAAAATTCTTCACACGGTTCACAATTAGGATTAATAGTTGTAGTGGTAGTCGTAGTTGTTGTACACTTAGGTACACAACTAGGACATACAGTTTCATGACAACCGCATGAAGCACTACATCCACAACTACAATTACAATGACAACTCATAATTTTTTATTTTTTAAGGTACAGGATCTTGACAGGTTTCACCTAAAGGATCGCACATTTTAGAAAAAACTGATTTTATACCAGTACCAGTAGCAGGATTAAGGCCAAATTGAACACATCTCCTATACTTTGTATTAGCATCAGTAAAAGTTAAATTTTCAATTGTAGGAAGAAACTCACAATTTGAATATGAAACAGTTCCTGTAAAAGGAAATGCTAATGCACCGCTTGCTTCAAATGTAATACACATACACGATAAATCAACTGAATTACAATCTTGACCAGTAGCAATATTACCATATGACATTTTGTTACAAGCGTTAGTTCCTGTTACGCATTCCCATGAAGATCCAATTGGATAATCAAGATTTTGACCAGTATAGCTAAGTAAAAAGGCATATAATGTTCCAACAGGATCGTTCAAATCACTAACAATTTCCCATCTGGCAAGTCCTATATTCCAATAAATATATAGAGAAATTTGTGAAATACTTGGTGATGGGAATGTAGGTGTTTGTACAACATAATAAGCTTTTCCATTTATATTTCCTTGTGGTGTTGCTTCACTATCATATACAGAATACTCTGTAGCACCATCTATTCCACCAATAAAGTTTACACATATACCACTGCATCCATAAACTGTTACAGGAGGATTGCCACCAGTTGATTCTGCAAAACATGTACCTAAGTTAAGAACATACTTTGGTGATATGCCAGAAACATTAGTTGCAGTAACATCTTGTAATGAAGAGGTACAAACATTAACATAACTTACTGGATTAGTTGATGCTTCTGCAAAAGTAATAACTTGAGTTACACCTTCACAATCTGGATAAGTTACTTGAGCAGCAAAACCACCTTGGATTTGATAATCTATATTTAAACAATTACAACAACTGCCTATATTACTTGAAACAACAAAACCACCACCACCAGTTATATTATTTACATTTACCCAATCTAATGATGTTCCATTTGGTGCTGGAACAACACCATTATTAAAAGGTACATTTAAGTATGCTGCTAACGTACCATTTATAGCATTAATTCTAATTTCCCAACGAGTTCCAGACCATACTAAATAACCAGTATTTGCCGTATTATTAATACTAGTAAATCGAAATACTGGTTGATTATTAACAATATCTATTGTTGTAGAAGATTGAGATGAATAACCATTTGCACCTCCAACAGTTTCAAGACTTGTAACTAAACAAGCTGATTGACACAGTAATTCATTATAACTAGTAACTTTTAAAAATAATGTTGAACTACCAAAAGGTGCCACAGGCTGCTCAACCCATGCTGTTTCTGGTGGAGTTAATCCAACACCAACTGTTGAATTTGTAGCTGTAATAAAACCAATAGCTACAGGAGGTGTTACGACAGGTACTGCAGTTTGTGCTGCTACCCATTGAGTACCATTATAATAAACAGTAAAATGATATGTTGTTACACCTAAAGTATCTGTACCAGAATACCAATATTTACCATTATATAAACCATTATTAGTCAAATCAAAATTAAAACCAATTGCTTCAGCATTCCATGATGAACAAAGCGGTACTCTTGGACAAGATGGATTATTAAAATCAAGAGGTGCTGCTAAAGCAAGCGTCCCACTACCATATGGAAGTTCACCAGTTACAGTCCAATTATTTGTTGTTGGAGGATATATGCCTACACCAGCATCAGTATTTGTGGAAATTTGATTACTTGTTGGAATTGGAAATACAGGTGGATTAATTGTATGTGCTGCTATCCACGTTGTACCATCATAATATACAGTAAGATATGAGTTATCTGGTGCAAACATTGTATTTGTTTTTGGTGTTGTGTACCAAGCTTTACCATTATAAATTCCACCAAATTGCATTTGAACTTGACCATTGCCAACAGGTGTTGCTTCATTACCCCACTCAGCACACAATGTAGGTTGTATTGTAGTGGTCGTTGTAGTTGATGTGGTTGACGTAGTAGAACTAGTTGTGCTTGTAGTGCTACTAGTTGTTGTTGTGGTTGGAGGACATGATATACGATTGTTACAAAGTTCAGTTGTACTAGCTGAAACACCATTTGGTAATGGTGTTCTAAACATAGTTGCACACACACGTGTACCATTAGAAACAGATACAACTTTATCAAGATATGTAATACAATCTACAACAGTAACATTTACAGGTGAACCTAAAGAAGATATAAATGTATAACATCTACAAGGTAAATTTAAGGTTGTAGTTGTTGTAGTGCTTGTAGATGAAGTAGTACTGGTACTTGTGGAAGTGGTTGTACTACTTGTTGTAGTACTTGTAGTAGATGTACTGGTAGTGCTAGTAGTAGTTGTTGTTGGTACTGGACAAGCTGTATTATTAACACATGGTATAATAGATGAAATAAGTTGTGACGTTGCACCATTATTATCTGAAGTACCGACAAATCCACTTCTTGCACATATAGCAGCTACATTTCTAGAAATAGTTAATGTCTGAGATATACCGCTACAATCATCCCAAAATATATCTGTACTAGAACCAATAGGTCCATTTGAAATAACTGAATAACAATAACATGGAATTGTAGTGGTTGTTGTTGTACTAGATGTAGAAGTAGTTGAAGATGATGTAGATGTCGTTGAACTACTCGTAGTAGTCGATGTAGATGTTGTTGTAGAACTACTAGTTGTTGTGGTACTTGTAGAAGTGGTAGTCGTAGAACTTGTAGTTGTAAACTGTGGTTTTGGTGTAGTTGTGGTAGTAGTTGAACTAGTACTTGTAGAAGATGTGGTTGTACTACTAGTAGTTGATGTACTACTTGTTGATGTAGTTGTTGAAGTGGTTGTACTAGTTGTAGGACAAGGTGTAACATCACAAAGAGGTCCAGGTGTAGAAATAACAATAGGACCGCATGCATCAATTGCTGTTACTGAAATTGCACAAACTATGTGTTGTTGATTTGGTCCAATATAAATCCCCCATACAAGATTACCATTTCTATCTATATATGAATAATACCCACCATTAGGGCCACCATCAATTGTAAAACAATAAGGAGGAGGTAAAGTGGTTGTTGTCGTTGTACTTGTGGTGGTAGTTGTTGATGTTGTCGTAGTTGTTGTAGTTGTACCAAGAGATGTGTTAGTACATTCAGGTAATGAAGATGCACCATCAATTTTAAAAGATACACTACCAGCAGGAGGAACAATTACACCATAAGGAGGAAAATGTTGAAATTCATAAATGTTACCATCTTTATTACCTAAGTAAATTTTACCCTGTGCTTGAAATACACCAAAAGGAAAATCTACAATACCTGTTACATTAACCGTTTCTTCAAGCGTTCCTGTTGCGTAATCATACTGATATACAAACTTTTGATTTGTTACAATATCAAAAGTGGTAACTATAAACTTACCGTTAGATGTTAATAAAAAGTCACCTGATATTTGATCATTAATATCTAATTGAAAACCTGGAATAAAAGTATTCGTAGTTAAATCATATTCCCCAACAGTAGAAAAACCACCCACTGATAAAATAGTATTTACTACAAGAAGTCTTGTATTATTTATAGCCCAAAGACCATCAGATGAATTAAATCCTACAGGCCATGTGTAAGTAGCTACAGGATTTATAGAAGATGTAAAAGGATTAATTGTAATATTCCATTCTACAAATTGTCGCGTTACTAAATTTATTAACCAAAGTTTTGTACTCGTATGAGCTACGTCAGGTGAGTTAGGACCAAACTGTATATTTAAAAGAGTACTTGTATTAGTTATTACATTATATTGATAAACTTGTGAACCAGAGTTTAATATAACTAAACAAGGATCAGCAGTTGTAGTGGTGGTCGTAGAAGTAGTTGTTGTTGTAGATGTAGAAGTAGAAGTACTTGTTGTAGTTGTAGGTAATGGACAAATTGTAGTAGTAGTAGTAGTTGTAGAAGTAGACGTAGTACTAGTTGTTGTAGTACTTGTAGTGGTGGTCGATGTTGCACAACTTACGTTTACAAAAAACGGTTGATTCCATGTATCTTGAGATACAATTTTAACAACAGTGGTACCATTAGGAACTAAAACATTATATCCAGCTGGTTGAAATGCTGATAAAGGAATATTTGTAATAAAAGGAATTGCGTAACCATCTGCATTTGTATATAAATCAAATGGTCCACTACCTGGTGATACGTTAAGTGATATGTTTATTAAAAATGACATTTTTTAACATATATTTATTCGAGCTACACTATTTCCTGTAACACATGAATTAAATAGTACAGTTCCTGTTGGTGAAGTTATTCTAAGCCAGTTTATATTAGAGTGTGGTATATTATTACCACATACAGCATTATACGTTGTCATCGCAGCTGGAATAGAAATATTAATAGTTGTAGATCCAGGTGTAATTGTTGCTGCAACAGCTAATGCCTGCGCTTGCGACAGAACAGTTTTACTATATCTTGAATATCGATTCCACGTTGCTGATGGATTTAAAGCAGTTGGTATATTATTATAATCTCTACATATATTTCTTCCAGAAAGTGATAAAGCACCACCTGTACCAAAATCATTATTTAAAAGAATATCTCCAAGATAAACACCATTGCCATAAATTTCAAACATTGCTTGATTACACACATGATCACCAATATCACCCATACAAGGATGTGTATAACCAGCTGGTAATAATTGCAACTCATTAAAATCATGTATATATATACCTTCTATTATCAGACCATTTAAACAATTTACTACAGGTCTTACTGTTGTAGTTGTAGTTGTTGATGTTGATGTAGAGGTAGATGTTGATGTAGAGGTAGATGTCGTACTAGTAGTTGAGGAAGTACTAGTTGTTGTTGGTAATCTAGTAGTAGTAGTAGTTGTTGTACTCGTAGTTGTCGTACTAGTAGTAGTTGTTGTTGTTGGAGGTATATTAACAATTATACTATTTGTACATTTACCATTTGATCTAATTTTTACACTTGTTGTAAAATCAGGTACATTCACAGTTACTCCAGATGTAAGATTTGCTTTTGAAATATTAATACCATAAGCAACGATATATCCATCCACATTTGAATAAATCATAAATGGACCTGTATCACCACCTGCTGTATTTAATTTTACAAAAATAGCTTGCATCTTAACTTATATTTTTACAAACATTGAAACCTGTTATTTTATAAACAACACTAGGGCTTGCTGGTATATTCTGAGGATTTTGAAAAATGTTAACACCATTAACAATTAATGTTTCTATACGCATTCTAGGTGCAGCACCAGGTGCATTAATTAATACAAAATCACTAATGGCATTAGCAGGAAGATTAATATTAAAATTATATTGATCTAACAAAGTTGTACAATTTGTATCAGAATATCTTTTTGCAACACCTGTAATAGTAAGTGCTACTGGATTAATTCCTAATGACTTAAACACCTCAATTCCTATAAAACCATCAAAATTTGTTGGTGAAATAATAAATGTAGCCACTGAAGGATCAAATACTGTTGTTGTAGTTGTTGTACTTGATGTAGTTGTTGGTGGTGGTATACATGATTCATTTGACTGCTGTTGTGAAGAACCAGCTGCACATGCTTTACCAAGAGGTGTCACAGTAACAAAAGATGTATTAACAGATATTGTATTTGTTCTAGCACAATAGTATTTTGTTGAATTTCCACTTATGTTTTCTGTGTAACTAAAATTATTACAACCATCATAAGATATTCCTTGAGTATTTGCTGAATTATTTTTAACACTATAACATTGACAACGTAACGTAGTTGTTGTAGTAGTAGTTGATGTTGATGTTGTAGATGTTGTTGTAGTACTTGTAGTACTTGTAGACGTAGTCGTTGTTGTTGGAGCAGGAGTACAACAAATATTTGTATCATTATATGAACCAGGACCTACAGATTGTGTAATAGGTTTAGTAGCATCAATACATCTTGTAACAGTTATATTACGAATTGTTAAAGAACTAGGTGTTATTCTTCCACATTGATAAAAAGTAAATGTAGTTGGTGTTACACCGCCTGTAAATGTAAAGTTTCTACAAGGACATTTAGTTGTTGGTACAGTTAATAAAACTTCATCACATTTTTTTCCAGAATTAGATTGAACACTTACTTTAGCTGTTGCATTTGGAACAATCATGTAATAACCAGATTGCAATTGTAGTTTAGTAACAGTTGATGGCCATATAGTAGGATTGTTTAAATTATCATAAAGTATAATACTATAAGGACCTGTATCAGGTCCTGAATTGTTTAATGTTAAAGCTATAGTTTTTGACATTAATAATTTAATTAATCGACACTAAATCAATTGAAATTTGTAATAAACAACAGTCATCTTTAGGAAATGCTTTTGGTAGTATTTTATCAAAAAACAAATCACAAAGAGATTCACCTTTTTTTATATCGTAACAATCTTCATCTTTACCTGAATATTTTACACAACAAAGATCTATTACATCTTCACACTGTTCTTTTGGATTACAATCAGGAAGACATTGTACACCTGGTGGTGTACATTGTAAACAAGGTTCACAATTTGGATCAGATGTATTACAATTACAAGCCATAGTTAATTAATTATTCAGATACGGCACTATCTCCTAAACACATATTGATTGTAAATTTAATGTACCTCCTGTTGCAGGAACAACAACATCATTAATATAATAATACGCTAAAGGAACATTACAAGAACAACCTAGTGATTGATCAGGTGTTGTTGTGTTATATGAAAATTCATACGGAACTCCTTCACAATCAACAAATGATACAAATATTTTACCATTGTAACCAGGAACTGTATTACCTGATGCGTTACCTAAATCTGTTGAAGAAGGTGTAACAGTCCATTCATAACAAGGTCCACAAGTAGTAGTAGTGGTAGTAGTACTGGTAGTAGTAGTACTAGTAGTTGTTGAAGTGGTCGTTGTGCTTGTTGTTGTTGACGTGCTGGTTGTTGTTGTTGTTACAGGTTGTATAACTTGTACAATTTGTTTACTACATGTTTTACCATCTTTTATAATGCAACCATTCACTGTAACTGTATATGGTAAATTTGGATTCAAAGAAGATGTACTTACATCATATGTTACACCAATAGGATTTGTAGATTCAACAACTAAATCTAATGTTGTAGTGTAAGTGTGACCATTTCCATCAGTAATAGAAACAGTAGATAATGTAGGACAATTTGCAAAACCAGATGGAATTACAGTACCACTATTAAAAATTAAAGTAACTAAATTTCCTGCTGTATTTCTTGTAGCTTGATATACTAAAAAGAAAGCAGAACAATCCACAGAGCAACATGTTTTTAAATCATATATTGCTGATCTTATATCACAAACAGTAAGCCATAAATTTTGAAAAGACTGCGCTAAATTAGCAGGACTAATTGTCCACCCAGGAATAGATGCCATTGTCCCAGTTTGACTTAAAGCATTTTGTGAACTTAATAAATTACATTGTGCAGTTGTAGCAAGACCTATATCTGATGGAGTACCAAGTGAACTAGTAAAAACACATAGTTGCTGATCAAGTAAACCTAAAAGAATATCCATTTGAATAGGTACACCTTGTGTAGCTATACTATATGAACAAAAAGGTGTAACAAGTGGTGGAACATAACCTGGGTCATTCTCAAGACTAGTAACCCTTGTTTGTAAATCTAAAATTTGTAACTTTTGTAAATTAATTTGTTCATTAAGAGAACAAACTTTATTTGCAACAAGAACTGCATATTCACTTAACTTAAGACTTGTAACAATTAAACCAGTAGACGGATCAACATACCATAAACATTCAGGAAGAGGAAGTGTAGGTTCAGAATACTCTCTATCAATTACTTCTGCTAAACTACTTGATGTATTAAAAGAAACTTTACCCACACAACAAATGGCATTTGTTAAAAGCTGTATAACATTTTCTAACTTTTTATCTGTAGGTATTTTTAATGTACTGCACGCATCAACAAGACAATCAAAATCAACATCTGATAAATCAAGTGCTTCTTTTACTTTACATAGCTCATCTGCAAGTTTATATACTACATCAGAAACAGTATCACCTTTACAAAGATTGATACATTTAAGATCAGGGCCCTGCCATATCACACAATTTGATGATATAGGTGAGCAATTTTCTTTATCAGAATTTGAATGATACGGTGTCATCAAAATATAATTTTATTGTTATTTATCATTATTTAATTGATACTCAATAATATCTTTTCTTAATTCATCAAGCCAAATCTTATTTTTTTTATTACAAGATTTAATACCAAATCTCATTTTGCGAAATTCATCATAATATGAATTTGCAAATTTTACAAAATATTTTTTCTCATCACCTGTTATGCATTCATTATGACTGGTCTGGCAATTCATTATTTGTAATTTGTGTATTATTAGCTTGTTTAAGATCTGCTAATGTTTTTTCATAAAACGTAACGCAGTTTGTACATACTTTTGAACCATCTGTGGCAACACGCACTTGACAACCGCATGTAATTTGAGAGTTACAATTTGGACAATTCATATTGGTTTATTTTTGGTTTATTAATGACATGTGGAACAACACCCATCACCACTCATGTATTTTGCTAATCTTTTGTTAGCATATACAAGTAACTCATTTCCTTTTTGTACATCATGGCAATATTCAACTTTTGCCTTTGCCGAATCAATAAAAGATTTAATAAGTCTTAACTCTTTTAATTGTTCTTTCACATCAGCTTCAGGTTCACAGGCTGCTAATTCTAATTTACAAAGTTCGTGAAAATATTTATTTAATATTTGACAAACACGTAAATGTTTATATTCAACAAATACCTCACTATTAGGGCTTACAGAATATCTTATAAAATAAACACCATCAGGTAATATCTGTGATAATTCATCACAACTATCAGATTGAAGTTTTAAATCACATGCATTTAAAACTAAATTAAAAAGTTCATCATTAGATGGTGGATTTGGAATAGGAATTATAGCTGGTACATTAAATCCAGGAGATGTAATTTCCAATTGAGGACATGTGATAGGTACTTTATCACTATATATACTAGTATCTTGCACACGAAAAATTGTACAATTATTCGTATTTGGCACTTCTAAACTTAATTGATGTTTGTAAGCCATTAGACTAAACTTTTGAAATTACTTAGACCCTCCAATAATAATATACTGTATTTTAGACATATTTCAAAATAAAAAAAAGGGGTACGATTGCACCCCTTTTTTATAAAGAAAACTCTTATTAAACAGTTTCCAGAACAAGATCATTATTTCCTGCTGCAGCAGCTGCACCAAGAATAAAGTTACTCATTGCTGTAGTAGAAGTACCAGTTGGTACATGTACAACCAGCAAATATTGATCATTATCAAATGTTCCTGTAGGATTGTTAAAGCGAGGTACACTGTGAAGAATCAAAAGTTGATCATACAAACCTTGACGATTGATAGTTGCAAGAGCAGGATCAGCTTCAATTTCACGCATCCTTAAGCTATCTACACGAGTGCTATCAGGATATGCATTTTGAAGATAACGACCATCAAGAATCATCTGACGCAAGATTGTTTCACCAAGACCTGAAGCTTGCAAAGGAGTTTGTAACTCACTGTCATCAAAACATTGTACATTACAAGCATCTCCTGTTTCATCTGTCAATGATGCAAAAATAAACAGAGGCATCAATTCATAGAAATCTGTAGGAGTGAAAGTACAGCTAAGGAACTTAGTATCAACATATGCAGCTTCAATACCAAGACAAGCTTGATCAGTAGAAGCAGTTTGTGATGTAGGATCCCAAGCAGCATGATTACCAGCAGGATCTGCTAAGTAAGCATCAAGAGCTACAATAAATGCATCAATACCAGCTTGTGTAGGACTACCATCAGGACCAACAGCTTGTGTAGCAACGACTGCACCTGTATAATCTTTAACATAAAGTTTGATGAAATTATTAATCAGAGGATTAGTCAAAAGACGTTTAGCCCAAGCAATTACAGCAATTGTAGGATCTACAAGAGCTCCAGTACATGTAGCAGAACAATCATCAGTGCAACATCCTGTAAACGCATCTTGTGTACTATAAATGTTGTGAGACAAGAAACGAAGTGCAGGAGAACCTTTAAGGTCAATACGAAGACGATAGGTTTTACCACACTCAAGATTACATACACAAAGTTCTCTTATTTGTGTGCGTGGAGAAACAGCACCCACTTCAATAAGACGAGTGATGTACTTAGGATTGATTACTTTAGACTTAACTGACTCTTGATAACCACCTAAAAATCTGTTACCACCAATCTTATCAGTTGCAAAGTAAGAACCTTGAGCAAGAAGAAAAGGTGCAGCAGAAGGAGCAGCTAAAGCAGCAAATGTCCTAGAATCAAAAAAACCAACTTGTCCAGCTGTAAGGTTGGAGGTGTTACCTGTAGTTCTTAATGTAAAAGAACCTTGTGAAGTTGCAGGTAGGAAACTTTTTCGAAAGGCGTGATTAAAATACATAATTTTAAAATTTAAAAGGGTTTATAAACAATATAAATACAATATAATATACGAATTTATTTTAAAAATAACAACTTATATTTTATAGAATTTATAGTAGACTTAATATTATCTAAATCATTTACTATTTCGCTATAAGGCATAGATGACTGCAATGAGCATATTTTATCATATAGTTTTCTAAGAAACTCTAAACCTTCTTCTACAGAATTTATTTCTGAAGCAGCCGTATTAGGAAGTTCTAAAATCTTTTCAGAAGCACCTTGAAAACCCTCTACAAGATCATCAGCATGTCCTGTAAAAGCTTCATAATCAAGTGCTTTGTGAGCAGCAAATGAACCAAGGCCTGTCACTTTAAGATGAAGTTTATGAATGCTTGTTACAGCATTTAAAAGATCTTGTGCTAAAGCTGCTGTTTGCATACATAGTGCACATGATTCAGAACCACCATTGTCAACAATCATCATTGTTACACTAGCTGGTTTAGATGAAAAAATACTAGGTCTTGTTAACTTTTGCATATCTAACTATTTGATTGTACAACTTGTTGTTCTCTTTGATATTGTACTATTGATTCAATATCACCAGCAAGAATTGCTACGGCTTGATCAACAATAACTTCTGCTACATCATCATTAAATTCTGTTTCTTGATCAGCAGTAAAAACTGTATTATTTACAATATCAATACAACCATTAAACTGAACTTCTCTTGGTTTTCTAAAGTAGTATAAATATGCTTCATCAATTTCAAACTCATCATTTGTGTAAACACGAAGTCTATTATTTACTAATGTAGAAACTGTTTCAGCCCAGTCAAAATCTGGTTGCTTGTCTTTATTATTTAATATAACAGCTATATTAGCTTCTTCTACTTGATATACAGTCATTCTTCTAGAAGGACAACAAGATTTTTTAGCAAATACATCTGTTCTTACGTAGTGAAGATAATCTGCTGGAATATCACCTTCTGCATAGATTCTTTTATCTACCATTGGTAAAAGCTCAAACTTTAATAGTCTTTGTAAATCATCAACAAGACCACTAGATTGTTCAGCACCTTCTTTACGAATATTAATACCATAAAGCTGGCGTCTTGTCCATTCTATTTGAGCTTTATTAAAAGCTTCTTGAATCTGCCAACATTCAAAGTTGTCATAGTCCAATGAAGCTAATTTATTCAGCCTTTGTTTAATCTTTATTTGTAACAGATTGTTATTCATCTAGCATTTCCATTTGCGCAGAGATTTATTAATTCTGCTATTAGGATCATTAGCTGTTTTAGAAGACGTAAGTTTCGACTTCATTCCTTTCATCCTAGCACAAAATGACTTTTTTCTAGAACCACCTTCTGGTTGAGGTGCTTTAAGATTACCACCAGTAGCTTTATTATAAGAAGCTCTACCTTTAGCGTTTAAACCACCTTCAGGATTTTTACCTTCTTTTCTTTGCCAAGCTGGTGATTTTGCCATGGTTATTTACTTTTACGAAGTGATTTAGGTGTACAACCACCCATTTTCATTTTAACAGGACCTCCACTTTTTTTGTAACCCATTTTATTTCTAACAGGTGTAGGAAGTTGACCAAGGCTTTTTTGTTTATCTGAAGGTACAGGTTTTAAAGCAGTACCACCTGTGCGCAACTTTACTTTTTTAACTACTCTAGTATTATCTGCTGCTGGATTTTGTTTTATTCTTTGTAGTCGTGCTGCTTCACTAGAAAGATTTCTTGCTTTTTCTTCTTTTTGCTGATCATACATTGACTTGTATCCAGGATATCCTGAAATAGATTTAGTCAAATTTTCATCGTTTTGCTTCCACTGATTGTAAGAAATTTCTTTACCAGCTTCATTATAATACTTTTGTTTTGCTTTTTTTGGAGGCATGATTATTTGTTTTTAGCCATTTTTTTAAAAGTTTTTGCTAGGTTGTAGCGTTTACTACCAGGAGGACAAGACGAAGATCCAAATTTAGCTCCAGTACATACACCTTCCGTACCTCTACGTTTGATAGATGCTGTAGCTTTTTGAATCCACTTTTTGTCTTTTGTCATAGTTACTTCTTTTTAGACTTAACGCTTCCACCTTTTTTAAGAGTACCCAATTTTTCAGCATATTTGCTTCGGTTTGATTTTCCTGAAGCATCATACCCAGGTTTTCCTTTATTAACACTTTGTTTCCAATCTTTTTGTTTTGTTGCAAAATCAGAAACATTACTTTTTAAATTTTTTACATCATCTGTTAATACTTTATTTCCAGCAGCTTTAGCTTTTTTTTCTTTATCGTTTGGCATAATAAATATTTTTAATTTTTTATTTTTTTCTAGATTTGCCTACAGTACCACCTCTTTTAAGTGGTTTCATTAAATAATTGGGGTCTGTTGTTTTTTTCTGTTGTTTTTCACGTTCTCGTCTAGCTTGTTCTTTATATATAATTTCAGCTGCTCTGTTCATATTTATTTCTTTACTACCTGAACCTTCTTTATTTCCACCTTGCACGTTTTTATATTCACTTGCGTATTGATTCATTTTAGTTGTATTTGGTGCACCATCAAAAAATCCTTTTACAGTTCTGCGAGTTTTTTCTTTAGTTACACTACCTTTTCCAATTAAGTTTGGTCTTGTAACTGTTTTTTTAACATAGTTACCATCTTCGCTATAAACCTTAGTTTTTGTTTTTTTAGGACCACCGTCTTCGTACTTTTTAATAGAAGTTTTCTTTTTCATATTATTTCTTTTTAGCTTTTATTTTACGTTCTTGTTTAAGCATTTGAGCTGTAGGCTTTTTACCTGATCCTTTAGCATCGCGAATATTATCCCAAAGTCCTCTTTGAGAATAAGATCCATCTTTGCGTTTGATCATTTCTTTTGCCATCACTTCTTTTTTTTAGTTTTAACAATACCACCTTTTTTTAATTTAGAAGAAGAAGTTGTATCTTTTTTAATTGCATCTAAATACTTCTTAGAGTCTATACCTTCTATACTTCTTAAATAATAATCATTTTTTAATTTTGTATTTATAGAATCAAGTTGTGGTTTCATTTTATCAAACATTCTCTTTTGATAATCTTTAAGCTGATTGCTGTTATAAATACCATAACCTGGATCAATTTTTTTACCAGAAGGTGGTGGAGTTCCTTTCTTTGGTGGTGGAGTTCCTTTCTTTTTTACACTTGACATATATTTAAATTTTAATTATCTATTCCAATATTGTTCAACTTTCTTTGTCAAATCTATAAGAATTTCTTCATTAAGAGGATTCTTAAGATATTCTACAACATCAGCTTGGTTACGGCCAAGAAGAGTTGTAGTGGCCATATGATATATAAATCCATCAGCTTTTGTTGCAATGAATTTATAATAATGACTATCTTTTACAATTGCTCTAATTTTTAAAGATTCCATATCAAGAGAAGCTGTTTCTAAGAAACGCTTAGCTGTCTTATTTTTATCTTTTTCTATAAGATCACCATTGATGTATTTATCCATATTATCATAGATAATATCATTTGGTGTAGACTTTTTATATTGAGCACTATTAGGATCTAAAAGTCTAGCAATATAAAGTAGTTTATTTTGATTCTTGTCAAAGAGCTTTTGAAGTTCTGAAAGAGCTTTGTTACGAAGCTTCTTAACTTCTGTTTTAGTAGATGCTGTATCTTCTAATCTATCCAAATAAAATTTAGGTGGTGTTGTACGTTGACGGGCATCTTCTAAAGATTTTGATACAATTGAAAAGCCACCTGCATCAATTGCATATAGTTTAATTAAATCATAGGGATCTTTGTCTGCATCAAGATAAACAGGTTCATTACCACAACGAATTTTAATCTTATCCCAAAACTCTGTATTATCTTGTTTAAGTAGTTTTACTTTATTCCAAAACTCTTTATCTTCAACATCAATTACATTACCAGCTAAAACCTTTTCAAGATGAGAAACTACTCTACGAATTTCTTTAATTTTTGCTTCTTGTTCATCAAAAGGAAGTGAAGATAATTCAGGTGCAAATTCGTTTAATCCTGTAAGATAACGCTTAAGACCATTTACTTCTAAACATGCAATTGATTCTTCATGGAATGCACCTTCAAAAAGACTTAAACCATATCTTTGTAATCCCATGTTTTCTACTCCAGGATCAAAATAAGGTTTAATAGAAATAGTTGACTTTTTGTTTTGTGGATACATTTCCACCATTGTAAGACTACTCATATTTGGTTTTTTATTGTTTATTAAGTTGGTTACAATTTGTAACCAGTTCAATATGTTGATGACTACTAAATGTAGTCAACTTAATCTAAGATTTTAGAAATCCAGCTTTGCTTTACCTGATCTTCTTTATTCTTTTCTGCACGACTTTCAGCTTTAGCAAATTCTACATCAGTAAGCATAAGAGATTTCACTTTACCATTCACTTTTACTAAAACAGTAAGATAACTATCGTTCTCATTTGTAAAGTTAGTAGCTTTTTTGTTTTTAATTCTAATAACTTTACCAATTCTAGTAAATGTTTCAAAGGTCATTTTAGTCAATTTTAACAAGTTCATAATAAAAATACACATCTCCCCAGTCTTGAGTAGATGATACATCTGCAATTTTAATATTAAAAATGTCTCCAGCTACACCAGTTCCAAATACTACAGGTATAGCATTACCTGTTACATAACCTGTTAGTTGTACATAAAATTTTTCTCTATCAGGTATGATTTCTGGATTTTGAAGAGAAATAAAAAATGATGAAGCTGTTGCATCAAAATTTACTAAATCAACTATACCTTTTTTAGACATAATTCTTATCTGTCCAGAGGTACCACCTTGTAAATCTATTTCATAAAATTTAATATCCATAATATCTCTTGACAATCTATTCACATGCGCAATGCGCGCGAGAGCACCCTCAGCTTCAGAATAAGCTTGTTGTAAAGCTCTATCTGGAGACTTAGGATTCATTATCAGACGTTTAAGAGATATCATAGTACTAAACTTATAGAACCTAACAAGGGTTGCCAGTCCTTCACTTGATCAGAGTGGTAGGCATACACTAGGTTGAAGGGGTGATAAATTATTTACCACTCTTTGAATTTCTATTCAAAGAAGGATTAACTTTCACATTTTTATTATTAACATTTGTACGAACACCTTTTGTAGAAGGTTGTACTCTTTTGTAACCAGCAGCTGAACCAAGTTCAGACTTAGATTTTGGAGTTCCAGGTTTTCCAGCCATTTGTTTAGTTTTTAAATTGTTATTTAATATATATAAAGACCTGGGTGTATGGTTAACACCCAGGTACTGTTATATTATTAGAATGAACCACCAGTAATAGGATTGCGCATAACAATCTTCAATACCTTGGTAGGATCTTTCACCCAAATTGCAGGCATTGTTTGTGTCATAAATACGCGATATCCATTGAAATTACCAGAAGATTGGAAACCTTGTGTACGACCCATATAATCCATGGTACCATTTTGATAGAACCATTTCAGTTGGTTGTCCCAGCTAAGTTTCAACAAGAAGATATTATCATTTGTGTTATCAGTGATATCAAAGATAATAAAGTTGTAAGAGCTAAGAGGGAAACCATCGATGATTGGATTTTCGATGTCGTTAGTGTGTACATTATCAAACGCAGGGTTAAGTACAAACTTAATGTTAGCCAAGAAAGGAATAATGTACTGAGTGTATGCAAATCCAAAGTTCAGATCCATACCTTGACCAGTAATTGCTCCAATTTCTTTAGCATTAATCACTAAGCCAGAATTAACTGCCTCACGCTTAATAGCTTCATTAACAAGTTTCATACCACCAAGACCTGTTTGTACAATCAATTGACGTTGAGGATCTGGTCCTTTAAATTCAACTTTACCGTTAAAGAAGTTAAAGATTTCAGATTTAAACAAGTCAAGATTGAAAGATCCACGGTTGTAGATACGCTTGTAAGAGTTGTCAAGTTGCTTCCAAAGACCCACAGACAAACGAATATCATCTGGACCATCTTGCTTAATACGTCCACCTTGTCCCCACATCAAGTAGGTTTCGATGTCATTAGCAATTTTGGTAAGATGAGCTGCCTCAAGTGTAGTCAAGAAAGAACGAGTAAGTTGTCCTGATTGATAAGCTTTCTTTACATAATCTTTACCAAGCTTAGAAGCCATGTCTTCAAGATTAGTAATAGAAGGATCAGGATTCTTTTCAAAGTTTCTCCAAAGTTCAATTACAGGTACAGTTCCATCAGCTTTCATACCACCTTTCATCATAAGGTCAGCACGAGAAGAAATAGAATAATGTACGTGAGCTTCAGCACCACCTACGTAGTTGTAGAACTCACGAAAACCTGCAGACACTGAACCAATGTCAGAGAAACGCTCGCCATATTCACCACGAGCAGAACCTTTACGAAACACTCTAGTTCCAACAGCAAGATACTGATTTTGGATGAACCTAAAGTTGTCGTTGTTCACAAGTTGAACAGTGTAAATAAAACCATCACCAGCAGGGATGACATCATCAGCAGTGATGTACATCTCAACGCCATTGTATTTATCATAAGTGATGATATCACCATGACCAAAAGAGCGTTTGTTGATTTTGATTCTAAATGTTTGTCCATCAATACCTTTAGTTGTATTGCCTGGATCTAGATCTTCTACTATGTAAGGAAGATCTTGTGCGACAGGAATCTGCCATTTGTATTCACCACGTGCGTTGTCTACCATAATCACGTTCTTACCACCAAAGCTGGACATTTGATAAAGAGGCATTTCTACCTTTTGTACCATTGCCCACAAATCGACAGGACCTAAATCTGTAGGTTCTGCGCTCTTAAGGAGGTTAGACAAGTGATATGAATCCACATGTGAACTCGTATGATACTGAGTGTCACGTAGGAATATACCATTGTTTAAAACTGGAGTTGCCATTGGGCTTAAAATTTAAGGGGTTAGTAAATAAATTATCGTTTAAAAATATTTTGTGGTCTTGCTATTTTTCTAGGTCTTTGATCATCTTCTTCTTGATAAGTGTAAGAGCTTTTACGAGCTTGTTCTGTTTTTAACTGTCTTACAGTTTGTTCAACAGCTGCTGTTTTACCTTGTTTTTTAAGTTCTGCTCTATAACTATCAGGATCAGATAACAACCAAAGAGCTTCTGCTATAAGAGAATAATTTGGTTCTACGTATTGATACTTCTCTAAAAGATGTCCTAATAAATTTGTAGGGCGTCCACTTACAGAAGGATATTGCGGTTGAACCAAACCTGAATAAAGACTAGCTTGTGTTTTTTTATCTAACTTCAAGCCATTAATTTCACCAGGTCTTAAAGCTTCAAATACATTTTGTATATATGCATTTGCTGCTTGCTCTTGTTGTTTTCTACGTTGCTCTTGTTCTGCCAATTGAGCGTGGACCATTTGCTCCTGCATTTGATCTAATTTTGGCTTAAACTGACGAGCTTTTCTTTCTAATGTACCAAGTTCTTTAAGTGTTACAATTTCTTCTTCAATTTCTTCAGGACTTTCACCTCTTGTTTGAAGATAGTTTCTTACAATTAATTCTTGGTCATATTCGTCTTGAGGATCTAAAGATCTAATTTCTTCATTTTGAGCTAATGCTTGAAACAAACCTTTTAAATCTTGACCTCCATCTGCTACATATTTTGCTGCATATTGAAGTTCTTGAGGAAGTGCTTTAAAAAACTCTTGAGGAGTTTGAGATGCCACCTCATCTTTAAGATTATTTATATTAGCTTGCCAAAGATCATCTACATCTTTTTCAGATAAACCACCCAAGTAATCATCCAAAGACTGTTTTGATTCATCGTAATCATCAAAAGCAAACATTTCTTTTGACTCAATACGTTTCTTAAGAAACTCTACCAGTCCTGATTTTTCTGTGCGAGGTCTACCAGGTTTAGATTTTAAACTTTCATCTTCTACATCTGTTGCAATGTCTTTGTCTAAGATGTCTGAAAGAACTTCTTTTGCATTTTCTTTAGTTTCATCTCCTGCAACTTCTTCTGGTTTACCATCAAGAAAGCTAAGATCTACATCTTTTTTAGTGAACACTGTAGGTTTTATTTCTTCTTGCGCAGGTGTGATAACACTTTCTGCACCAGGAGCACCTAACCAGCTATCAATATCTAAGTCTACTTGTTGTACAGAAGTCTGTACATTGGATTGATTTTCAGCCATGATATATTTGGTTTTTTGTTAGTTTTCTTTACAATATAATATACAACTTAAACTCTAAAAATTTACAAAATATTAAATAATTATAGCAAAGCACTGGATAATATAGCTATAATTATTTCTTCTTACTCTTAGATTTTGTATCGTATTTATTTTTATTTTCTTTTGCAATCTCAAGTTGTTTATTTGCGACTTCTTTTTGAACTGACAACTTTTGTTTTTCCACTTCAAGTTTTTGATCACTTTGCAACTTATCTGTTAAATGGCTTTCTCTTTTTAAATTCATTTCATCACGATAGCGTTGTTCACTTTGAATTTTTGCAAGTGCGTCAATATAGTCAGATTGTTGATTTTCGTCAATATCTGATCCAGCACCATAACCAGCTGCTCTAATTTCTGCAACAGTGATATCTTTTTCTCTATCTTTTTCAGACTCATCAGCTTTAAATTGCAGTTGCATTTGAATTTGTTTTTCTTGAGCAGCCAATTGTTCTTGTTGCATTTTTTCTTCATGAGCTCTTTCTTGCTCTTTAAGTTTTTGCATCTTCTCTTCTGTTGATTTAAGAACATTTGTAAGCTCAGCCATAGACTCTGCTTTAATAATATTACCTAAATCAAATATTGAAGCACCCGTTGTGTTATTTTGAACAGCTAATTGTTTTAGTTGTTCCATAACAGCACGAGTGTTTGTTTTTGTTGTACAGAATATATTAAGTTCTCTCATTAGTAAATCTGTACCATTTATCTCAAAATTCATTTTTTCATCTGCTGTAGTTATATATTGAAGTCTTACAGATGGTTTTTTAGAATGATAATACTGAGCAAGATCTGTACGCATCTGATGTACGCGAGGCATTAAGTTATCACTATGCTGTATAAAGTATTGTTCTGTTTGTGCATAGCTGGCATTCATAGCTTGCTCAATACCAGTGGCTGTTTGTTGTTGTGCAATAGGCTGACCCATCCTTTGAGGATTTAAACCTATCACTTCAAAAGCTTGTTGTTTAAAATATGTCGCCAGTTGGATACGCGACATCAAACGCTGTGTCTGTTCAAGATTCAACACTTGATAGTGTTGGAATGATAATGGATTTTCTGTATTGGTAATTGTAGTATCAAGAGGCAGCATCTGAAAGTTTTTCATTGCTACATATGCTTTAGCTAAATTATTCTTACCCCAATCTTCACCCAAAGAGTGACGAGGAAGAGCATTTTGATCAAGCATAATCACTGTACCAAGTTCATCTACAAGAATATCTGCTATCTGATTATTTACAATGTTATAACCAATCTGATATGGTTTCATCAAGTCTACAAGACTAATAGACCTTGTATTACGATCACCAAAAACAGCACCTTCTACTGGAAGCTTGCATCCATAAATACTACTATCACCTTTAAATTGAAAAGGTATTCTACCTGGTCTTCCACCACTTAATCCAAGATATATAGGATTAATACCTCCAGGATTATTTACACCCCAGAATGCAGGACGATTAGGACCTATCTTAACCCCACCCCACACTTCATTAATCCAAATCCAATCTACATGTTCACCATAGGTTAAATTGTCTTTACTTTTTTGTTTGTAAACAGAGGTATTATAAATAGGTTTATCTGTCACTTTGAAATCTTCACTTACAATTTCTTGTATAATTTCACCATCTTCTGTAATCTTTGTAAGATGTCCCACTTTACGTTGAGACTTCCAATACACTTGAGTTACACGTAACATATGAGACTTACCAAAATCTTGCAAGTCTTCAGAATCAGAAAGAATCCATTCTGCTATATCACCTGTACCAAACTTAGCATCATATAAAGAAGTAAATTGACGATATGCAAGTGATGGCATTTGTGTATTCCATTCATGAGATCTTGTAGGATCATAGTATGTACCATCATTTTGATAACCTGAAACAGCATAACCTGCAGAACGTACAGGATATATTACCTCTAATGCTTCAAGTTGGTCTTGTGTCATCATCCAACCAAACTTATCTATTACATCAGATACACTCATCATATCTATCTTACCTACCCAGTTACCTTGAGATATATAACGCACATCTGGTGATTTGTGATAGAATGTAAGAAGAGGATTCCATAACTCAATATCATAGTCATCTTCCATTAACTTAAGATGCCAAAATTCTCTATCAGTAATAAGCATATCACGAAATGCCATCTCTTCTAATTCATCCATTCTAAATCTTTCCTCATCAACACGCATTTGATGCGTAGCCCATTGCTCAATAACTGATCTATAATCTTTTTTAAAGAATTGTTCTATTTCAGGAAGTGTTTTTAGATTATCAGGACTCATTGCTTGTTGACCTTCTTCAGAATCCATTTCAATACCTTCTTCAGACATACGAGCTAAAATTTTATTTCTAGCATCTTCAAGAAGAGTGACCTCTAACATTTCTCTTTTTTTCTCCAACATCTCATTGTACGAATATTCATCAACAGCTCTATACATTATTCTAGAAGCTCTTTTTGAAAATTCATTTGATAATACATTAATTACATTTGGAATAATTGGATAGAACTTAAGCTCCAAAGCTGATGCATCTTCTTTTGTTAATACATCTATCAAATCAGCCATCTCATTATTTTCTTCAATGATATAATCTGATCTATCTATAATACCTCTAGCAAGTTTGTAATTTTTAGAAAGTCTGCGTGAGTTTCTGCGTAATTGTTTCATACCTTGAAACTCTAGCCAATCTAAGTTCCAAGCACGCCATTGTTCATCTTTATCTCTTTCAGGAAGAAATTGAATAGGCTGGGTGAGAACACCCATCTTATTGTATTCTACCTTTTTACCAGCTTTGAGATCTAGGGCATTATATATTTGCATGACTCTTAATTGTTATATTATATCTAATATTATAAGTAGTTGTCGTATAAAATGAGACAACTGACCAATCTGAAATTGTAACATTCACTTTAAAACTATCTAAGATTTTTGAATGGGCTTCTTGGCTGTGCATATGCTGACGGTTTAAATTTAGATTGTCCAATATGTCTAAATGGCCCCCAATCTAATTTACTAATTTTTTGGGGTTTTTCCAACTTTTCATTATACTCAATTCTTTTAGCAAGACCTCTATTAGATTGTTGCACTTTAGCAAAAGCTACAAGTGCGCAGAAAGATACAAGTCTATCCACATTTAGACCTTCTCTATAATCTTTCATTTCTTTAAGAAGCATAGGATCTGGAATGCGCTCCACGCCATATATAGTCTTAACAATTGTACCATCTGGAAGTGTTTCGTGATCAAGTTCTTCTTGTAAAAATTCTACACCATAAGATAAGAGATTACCTTTAAACAATGTACCTACGTTTTTCCAACCATATTGTTGAAACACATTTCTATTAGCTCCAAGATCTTTAAGAAACAATATCATATCTTTTGGTACAAGATAGCGTTGTTTCTTTTTAGATATCATGTATTGAATAAATAATGCCACGTTATTTTCTACAATAGTCCAAGCATTATACCATTCAATCATTAATTCTAACCGTTCATGTGTTTTATTAATATCATCAAACCTACCACACCAACTAGCAACAATCTTATCACGCTCTATTGAATTTTTAACATCTCCATTACCATTATCTTGTATTATTTCTACAGCATTCTTAAGAATGTATATAGAACAGAGAGATTCAGATGTTGTTGTCTTACCTTCACCTACAGGATCTATACTTGCATAATACATCCCAAATGTTGGATTGCTAACAGGACGTTCGTACACACATATCACTCCTTCTTTATCTTCTGTATTTTTCTTAATTGGAAACTCCATAATAGGAGTTTTTCTAGATTGTTTATCTACTATTTTACCTTCAGCATTTCTACTAAGTTCTAAATACTCAACTGAATAAAGTTTATCATTTATTCTTTGAAGTTGTTTGGTTACAAGATGAGAAGGAAAAACACTCACCTTTCTTGTAGCAAACGCTTCTTCTATATTACGAGGATGCTGAGATATTGTAAGTTGATAAGCTTCTGGGGCAAGTTTCTTTTTAGCTTTTTCAAACTCTTCATCTAAAGCTTTTAGTGCTTCTTCTACTAATGAATTACCATAATCATCTATATATGGAGGCATACTCCATTGCTCAGGAATAAAAAGTCCTGTTACACCTATTGTACCATCACCATCTAAAAGATTACTTTCTACAGCAAAGAATCCATTCTCATCTGGATTTAGAATATACTCCTTCATAGGTTCACACTGATCCAAGTCACCCACTGAACCTGCTGCTATAAACTGACCAGTGATAATATGACCTGATTTAAGTGCAGGTTTCATAAACCCATATGTATCATCCATCTTTGGTGCGATACCAGCTTCCTCATGAAAGAAATAAGTTACAGGTCCACCCACACCATGTGTAGGATCTTTCTCAAATGAATAAAGATTAATAGTAGACTTATTACCTTTAAAGGTGTCCCTACCATTAATCCTCACTTTAATTTGTTGTTGCCATGCACCCACCTTATCAGGTTCAGCAGGTCTATACCATGCAGTATGTTCATTAAGAAAGTTTCTATATTCATTTAAAAACTTCCAAGAACCTTTTTCATTTATATAGTCTTTAAGACTTGCACCTATCTTTAACACAGCACCATCTTCAAACCAATACTGATTTATAAGTTTAGCCATATGAAAGTATGATGAAGCTATCTGACGTTTCTTTAGAATAATAGCATGCTTCCAGTTTAGTTCAGCTAAATGTTCATAGAGAGCCATATGATACTGTGCGTCACGAACCTTTGCAAAATCAAAACGCTTTTCTTCTTTATCATAGATGGGAAGAAAATTAAGCCACATGTAATAGTCTCTAGAAATATACCAAGTGTTCGTATTAGAATGTACTATTATTCCTTTACGACATTTATTCTTTTGGTCATCCCAATAGTTTATAAAGTCTTTTGTTTTAAGAGGAGCATCACAATAGTATCCCTGCTTTTGAAACTTACGTGCTTCTGCATTAAATATACGTGTAGTTTCATCAAAGTTGTACGTACCAGGTTCTTTAAAAAGTGATTGTAAAAAATCTTTAAATTCCTCTCTTGTTTGAAAAGCTGTAACAGACCACGTCCCATTTTTGTATGTTGGTACTTCTATAAAATTATCCATTGATAAGTTTTTCTACTTCTAAAGGATCGCCTTTAAGTCTATATAAAAGTTCTTTTAAATCAGCTATATTTTTACTTTTTAAACATCTTTCACAGTCTTGTTTATCCCAATATTTATTGTAATCGTCTCTATGTATAGCCACCCACAATTCTGTAAATGGATTAAAATGAAATATCCAATTATACATAAATGAGTTTCCTACATAGTTGGGTTCATAATCTTGATATGCTTCCATAATAAATAATTTAGCTGTAGGGGTAGGATTCGAACCTACACGTTGACTATTCTCAACAAAAAGCTTATTTCTGTGGAGAATACTCAACACTATCGAGACAAGATAGCGTGTCTGCCATTTCACCACCCTACAATA